GCTACATCGCCTTCCAGCCACTGGTGTCCGACCCGGTCTTCCCCACCGCCTGAGGAGCTGTCGTGGACCGCTGCCACCTGTATTTGCCGCTCGTCGACTCCTCCGGCGCGGCCTACCCCTACGCCGAGGTGACGCTGCTCGACCTCGACACCGGCAAGCCGATCGACGAGCCTGTCTACCTGGATCCGTACGGCGGCGCGCCCCAGGAGTGGCCCATCCTGGTCAACCCGGCAGTCATCGACTTGTGGACGGACAACCCGCTTCGGGTGACCGTCCAGGCACTGCTGCCGGGCGGGGCGACCTTCACCCGCTCCGGCGTCGACATCAGCCCGGCCCCGGCCGCCACCGTCCGCAGCGAGGAGCCGGTGCACATCGGGTCCGCCGACGGCCTGTCCAGCGAGGCCATGCTGGCCGTGTCGCCGGACGGCACGGCAGCCTGGCAGGTCCTGGACGTACTGCGTTTCCACGAGCACGAAGGCGATGCGCCGAAGTCCACGATGCTGGGTATGGCCGAGCTGACGGACATCTACCCGAGCCAGACGTGGCTGGGCCGAGACCCCAACGGCCCTCAGGGCCAAGGCTCAGCTGTGCTCGGCGCAGACGCCCGCCTCAACGGCGAGGAGGCCGTCGTCCTCAGCCGGGGCACTGCCGGTACGCGGGCCGTGGTCGCGGGCGCGGCCTCCACGTCCCCAGCGTCCGGCGTCGTTCTCGGGGCCGGGGGCAACGCTCAGCAGATGGAGCAGGTCCTGCTCGGCCGCAACGCCTCCGGGGCGGCGGCGCCGGAGGGCGCAGTGGTGGTCGGGTCCGGAGTGGCAGGCGCGGCCAACGATGCCGTCAAACTCGCCAACAACGCCCGGGTCACCAACGACGGTCGGGTCGTCCTGGGCAACGGCACCCTGCCGGACCTGAGCTGGATCGACTGGAGCGTCGCGGTCCTGAATAAGGCCGTGACGGGCCGCTTCCTGGGCGCGCGCCGGGACGCCGTACTCGCCGGTGCCTCCAGCACGTTCGGCGCCTACGGCACTGCGGGTGTGGTCCAGCCCATGGTGAACACCGCCAGTGTCACGACGACCACACCTGGCCGTACGGCGCTGCTGTCCCTGATGTCTGCCCTCGACCAGCTCGGCCTCGTCTACCTGACCGACGGCGCGATCGACGACGAGCTTGCCGACTGGACGAAGTCGTTCGCCCACGACCCGAACCTGGTCCTGGAGACCGGTGACGGTGACGGCTCAAAGGCGGGCGACACGAGCCGAGCCAAGCGCAACGCGGCCGGGTCCAGGTGGGTCACCTACCAGCGTGCCGCCGGGCTGAGGGACTTCCGTGCCCGGATCTTCGCCTGGCAGCAGAACGGCCCGGACCCGGCCACCCTGGCCACCGAGATCGTCGCTGAGGTCTCTCCGGACAACGCCGTGTGGACCAGCGTTCCGCTGGCCCTTCAGACGATGACCGCCACGGCGGCCTCCTGGTACCAGACGTGGGCAGCCAACGCCCGGCCGTTGCCGACAGGGATGAAGTACCTGCGGCTGACGCTGCAGGTGAATCCGTCCGTCTTCACTCCCCAGATCGGCCGCGTCATCGTTCGCTGAAACCGGCTCGACGGCTCAACGGTTTTACGGTTTTCTCGATGGAGCGAGAGATGGATAAATCTCCTAATCTCCTCCGAGCGCCTCCGACACCTACCTTGACCTGCATGGATGCCCCCGTGTTCCACAGCCCGCACGGCCTGTTCCCGTGCCAGCAAGAGGGCACCGCGTTCGCCTACATCCAGCGCTCCGGCCTGCTCGTCGCCGACACCGGCATCGGCAAATCCGTCATCGCCATGGCGCTCGCCGCGCTGCTCGCCGAGGACGGCGCCGAGGACCTGGTCCTGCTGGTGTGCAAGCACAACAAGCTCACCGAGTGGCACGAGGACTTCGGCGCCTTCACCACGCTCCGAGCATCCGTCCACCACGGCCCCGGCCGGATGAAGACCCTCCAGCGCGGCCTGCCCCAAGTCGTCATCAGCACGTACGAGACGCTCCGCGCCGACCTGGCCCGCTTCGCCGTCCCGAAGGGCAAGCGGGCCAGGGTACCCTCCCCAGGGCCGTTCCTGGAGGCCCTGCTGGCCGCCCAGGCCGATGGCCGCCGCGTCCTCGTGGTCTACGACGAGATGTCCGACAAGCTGCGCAACCGCACCAGCCAGCTCTACAAGGCACACGGCTACGCCCTCACCCAGCTGCGCCGACTCCAGAAAGACCTGCGCGTCATCGGCCTGACCGCCACTCCGATCAGCCGCTCCTACGAGGACGGCTTCAACCTGCTCCGCCTGGCCGTCCCGGCCGCCATGCCGACGGTGAAGGCATTCGAGGACGCGGTGATCAAGAGCCGGGACGACTACGGCCGCCCGCGCTACGCCGACGCCGGGGTCGAGTGGTTCGTGGATCTGGCCCGGCCGCACATCTGGCGCAAGCGCAAGACGGACCCGGACGTGCGCGACCTCTTCCCGCGCCGGATCGAGGAGTTCCGCACCCTGCGGATGGGCCGGGAGCAGGAGCGGTTCTACGACGAGGTGGCATCCCTGCAGGGTGGCTGCGAAGAGCCTGTTCCCGGCCTCCACGCGGCCCTACGGCAGATCGCCGCGCACCCGATGGCCCTGGCTCACTCCGCGTCCGCCGGGACGTCTCAGCTGGCCGTGGAGCTGGTTCAGGCCTACGGGCTGGAGTACCTGCGGTCGCTCCCGTCGAGGAAGACCGAGGAACTTGTCGAGTACCTGTCATCTGTTGTCCATGGACAGCGCGACAAGGCCGTGGTCTTCTCCCAGTTCGGGCCGTCCGTCCTGCCGCTGCTCGCCGAGGCCCTGCTGAAGGAGGGCATCCGCAGCTACCTCTACACCGGCGCCCTGGACGGCCCCGAGCGCGAGCGTGCCCGCACCGGCTTCCGCGCCGACCCCGAGCCCTGCGTATTCCTCACCTCCGACGCGGGCAAGGACGGCATCAACCTCCCCGAGGCCACCTACCTGGTCGAGTACGAGTCCGCACTGACCTACGAGACCCGCACCCAGCGCCTCGGCCGAATCGACCGCATCACCTCTCAGGCCGCCTCCATCACCTGCACCACGTTCGTCCTGCAGGGCACCGTGGAGGAGGGCATCGTCGAGTCCATGCTGGCGCGCAACGAGATGGCCGACCGGTTCCTCGGCGACACCGGCGCCGAGGGCCACATGGGGGCCGTGCAGCGGCGCCGGAGCTACCTGGTGGCGTAGAGGCGGCAGAGCCCTGTGGATGACCTCCCAGGGGCCCTGCCGCACTGGCACCTCCGGGCTGGTGGAGGGCCGCTCAGGGGGAGAGGAATACCCGCTTTCTCAGCAACGACACAACCCCAAGGGGGCGCAGCCTGGGGGGTCACATTGAATGTGTCAAAGCTGAGAAACCCCAGTTCAGAGGGTTGTTGGCAGGCTTCTTAGCGGCTACCTCCAGCGCAGAGAGGGCCTTGTGGAGGTTGGCATCGGGCTGGAATCCGACGTAGACCGCGAAGCCTTGGCCGTAGGAGGCGATCTCGGCGCACATCTCGTAGGGCTTCCGGGTGAAGCCGCGACGCTTCAGGTTCTGACGGATGCGAGGAAGGGCTGCCTTGGCTTCAGCGAGGGGCAGGCTCCGAGTGGCGGGAATCGGTCTCTGCATGACGGCACACTAGACACGCCGGAAACAAGCTGGCAAGACCACGTATGGCGTTTGACCAGCGGAAAGATCGTTACCTGAACGGGTTCCGGAATGTCAGGCAGCGCAGGCGAGAGCGTTGCGACGCATCAATTCGTCGTAGTCCGGCTCATCCACTACCAGCAGGAACCGGCCATCAGAGGCCACCACGAGGTCCTCGATGATCTCGCCGGTTGCCGGGTTGATGGCGCACCCGTCAGCTACCCAGTCCGGCTGGACCTCATCCCCCCGGATCGGCACCACGTCCGGCATGCGGCGCTCGCGAAGGCGGGGGACGACCATGCCGTGCCAGACGGCCCGCTGGTCCTTGTGCGTCTGCTGGCGACGCCAGGCGGTCCCGTACGTGCCGATCTCGGCCGCCACGGTGTCCCAGCCCTCCCAGGCCCCCGCAAGGGCCTCAGCGGACGTCTCGGTGAGCTTCCACAGTCCGTCCTCGCGGGCGACCAGGTGGTGTTCGGCCAGGCGGGCCAGGTGCCGGTAGGCGGTGGCCTGGCTGACCATGGCAGTCTCGATCAGCTCGGCTACGGACTGGCGGTCACGCAGGTGCAGGGCTGCCAGCAGCTTCAAAGAGGAGGCGCCCAGGCCCCGGTGGGCAAAGGCATCCAGGCCCATCAGCCGCTCGATGACAGCCCCGTCCAGCTCACCGTTTCTCACCGGTGACACATTCGAGGGTGCCCCCCCAGGCTGCGCCCCCTGCGGGGTGTGTCGTTGCTGAGAATCACCGTTCAGCAGGCACCAGGTGGAGCCCTTCTCGGCGGTACCGACCTCGACAAGGCGAATCCAGCGGGTGAGGCGCTTGGTGGTGGCCAAGTAGGCAGTGCGGGCGGTGCATCCGGCCATCTCGGCGGCTTCGCGGTGGGACAGGGTGTACATCCGGCCTCCGGCCTTGCGCGCGGCCCTCCAGTGAGCCATCAACACGCGCAGGGCAGTTGCGGCGGCGGTGCCGCGCCAGGAGCTGGAGGCGATCTTGTCACGGAGGGAGATCAGGTCCATGACGGCGTCTTGGCGGGAGGCGACGAGGGTGACGCTGCCCACCAGGCTTTTTGCGCGCTCCCAGACCTTGTCCAGGTAGCGGTGGGCGGACGGCATGCTCATCTCGCGGGCGCCGCGACCGGCGGCCGAGGGCCAGTCGATCATGGCCTCGGTGAACTGGTCCCTGGTCCATCCGTAGCGGACGGCTGCGGCGGCCGCAGCGGCGGTGATGGCGTGCTTGTGCTGGGACTTGGACTTCTTGCTGGACTGCCAGTCGGAGGAGCCGTAGCGAAGCTCAGTGTCGCCCTCGATCATCAGCGCGGTCATGCGCGGAGAGAGTGCGGGGAAGCGGCGGATCCAGTGCCTGGGGTGAAGATTGTGAAGAGGCGCCTGCGACGGCTCGGAGGCTGGCCTAACTTTGGCGAGATTTTCGCCGGGGTTGGCGTGCGGCACCGAGATGGTGCCCGTAGACTGCTGAGGCACGGCGGGTGTGCCCTTTCTATGGCTGTCTGAGGTCAAGGGCCGGACCACCGTGAAGGCGATGGTCAGACCGACTAGGTCGCGTCGCCTGGAGGGGAACTGGCGGCTACCGGTCCCCGAACGGGGAGTTCAACTCTTGGCGGAGAGGAACTTCCCCCGGCCCCAGGCGGGGTCGTTAAGCGAAGAGGGGCGTCACGGAGCTAACTCCGGGGCGCCCCTCTGGCTTTGCATGGCAACGGTCCTGAAGCATCAGCAGCCCCCTTGGCGGTGTCGGGCACGCCTGTGCCCTGGGGAAGATCGTGGTGGTGGGGACGGGCTGGCGGGCACCCTGTCCGAGAGCCATTGAACATCATCCGAGGCCGGAAAGGACAGCCACGCTCCCGAAGGAGTGGCGGCGCTGGCCTGCGGCGGCGTGTCGCTTGCTCGGGTCTTGCGCACCGAGGGCGGATTTTGGGTAGGCTGGCTCATGCCAGCGACCTCCAGGACGTAGCGATCATCAGTAGGTATGAGGTTGTTGGCCCCACCGACAGGAGGACCGGCCAAAGTCCCTGTCGGACGGCCGCCGAGGGATGGGGATCCCGATGAGGCGGCCGTTGGTGTATCTGGAGCCAGGTGAAGCCCACGCGACCCTCGGTGGGCGGAACCGACGATGGTCGCGTGGGCCACCCTAGTCCCTCCCCAGTGCCGGATGCACGGACCTCGCGCAGGAAACACGCGGGCGTGACTCCGTGACGGTCCACCAGAAATCCGCCGGACGAAAAACGCGACTCGCCCCGGGGGCCCTGTGTAGCGTCGCGGACACCGCCAGGACCTTGTCCTGCTCACCGCCATGAGCAGCATCACCACCCTCAAGGGGCCCTTTCATGACGTCCGCCGTGCCTGCGACCTTTCTGTCCCTCCAGAAGGTATTTGCGAAGAACCTCCCGGGTTACCGCCGCCGCCCGCAGCAGGAACAGCTCGCCCAGGCCATCGAACTGATCCTGGGCCAGGAGCTCACCGAGCACGGCCCGCAGCACCTGCTGGCCGAGGCAGGCACCGGCACCGGCAAGTCCCTCGCCGCCCTCGTCGCCGCCATCCTCATCAGCCAGGCCGCCGGAGAGGACCGCAAGCGGTTCGTCGTCGCCACGGCGACTAATGCTCTCCTGACGCAATACACAAAAAAGGATCTCCCGTGGCTGGAGGAGGTCTTGGGCCAGGTCGGCATCGACTTCACCTGGGCCCCTTTGAAGGGGATTGGGAACTTTGCGTGTTTGGCTAAGCTCGCCGACCGCCCGGCCATCGCCAACCTGCAGCAGCTCCTGGACGAACTCGCGCCCGACGAGAACGGCCAGCTCCTCCACACCGGCGACCGCGACGACATCGTCACTCCGGTCGACCAGCGCCGCGAGTGGCCCCTGGTCTCCGCCTCCAGCGACGAGTGCCCCGGCCGCTCGAAGTGCTCCTTCGCCGACCGGTGCTTCGGACTGAAGCACAAGGAGGCTGCCATGGCTGCCGACATCACCGCGACGAACATGGCCGTCCTGCTCACCGACACCAAGATCGCCCGCGAGACCGCCGGACAGGACGGCAAGGGCCAGCGCATCAACGCCCTGCTCGGCCCGTACGACGGACTCATCATCGACGAGGCCCACGAGCTGGAGGAGCAGGCAACCGCCCACCTCGGCTTCGACATCAAGCAGGGCGGCCTGCTCAAGTGGGCCGACCAGGCCATGTCGTTCCTGGCCGTCCACGAGAACGTGGACGAGCAGCGTGTCGGCAAGTCCTACGAGGTGCACCAGCGCGTCCTGGACGCGATCGAGGCCCTCACCCAGCCGATCGCCGACCAGCTGGAGTACGACGACACAGGCTCCCTCGGCGCCGACTTCATCACCTACCACGCCGACCGGTTCGTCGAGCTGTACTCCAGCCTCGATGCCCTGCGCACCCGCGTGGTCGACCGCAAGATCGTCGACAGCTCCGACCAGGAGAAGGAGACGGCGATCCGCGACCGGATCATGACCACCGGCCGCAACTTCCTCGCCAACATCAAGGCCGTCCTCCTCGCCGACCCCGGCGAGATGGTCCGCTGGGCCGAGATGTACGGCCACGAGCGCATGACCATCGGCAAGCGGTGGATGATCAAGACGGCGCCCATTGACGTCGGCCCCTACCTGCGCGAGGAGCTCTGGAGCCGCTACCCGGCCGCCCTGATGTCCGCCACCCTCAGCGCGGGCACCGGCGAGCACCGCTTCGACTACATCGCCCGCCGCCTCGGCCTGCAGGACACCGCCGCCACCCTCGACGTCGGCAGCCCCTTCGACTACCGCCAGCAGGCTCTCTTCTTCCACCCCCAGGCCTCCGTCCCTGCCCCGGCCGGGAAGACCCGCAGCGAGTGGGAGAGCTGGGTCACGGCCGCCACCCTCGAACTCGTCCGCGCCGCCGGGGGCGGAGCCCTGCTCCTCTACACCTCCCGCAAGGCCATGAACGAGGCCTACGACGTCATCGGCAGCCAGCTGCGCGCCGACGGCATCAACTCCTTCGTCCAGGGCGGCCAGATGGCCGTCAAGGAGATGGCCGAGCGCTTCAAGGAGGACGAGAACAGCGTCCTGTTCGGCCTGCGCAGCTTCATGACCGGCATGGACTTCCCCGGCCGAACCTGCCGCCTCGTCGTCGTCGACAAGCTGCCCTTCGCCGTTCCCAGCGACCCCATCAACAAGGCCCGCACCGACGCGATCGAGCGCGCGGGCGGCAGCGCCTTCGCCGACTTGGTCGTGCCGTCCATGACGCTGACCCTCCTGCAGGCGTACGGCCGCCTCATCCGCAGCGTGAGCGACTGGGGCGTCGTAGCGATCATGGACCCCCGTCTGGCCAGCAAGGGCTACGGCCGGGGCATCGTCAAGGCGCTGCCGCCCGCGCCCGCGACCACGTCCATGGGCGACGTCCAGGCCTTCTACCGCGAACGCAACGACGCCCTGCCTGCTGCTTCCTGAGGAAATGCGGTTTCCCGCTTTTCTTGCCACCCACCCCCTCCAGGGGGTATGGTGAATTCACGTTCCCGCCAGAACGCCATAATCGAACTTCAGGAGCACATCTCATGTCTTCCGCTGCCGCCACGGAAACCAAGGACCTCGTCCCTGCCTCCGCCTTCAACTTCTCCCAGGTCGAGATCGAACTCTCCAAGGACCCCAACCTCAGCCTCACCGAGCTGCTCGGCCATCTGGCCACCCAGCCCTCGGTCGACCCGAAGAAGCGCCCGAAGCCCTCCACCGCCGTCGAGCTCGTCACCGACGGCCTGATGCGGGCCATCGAGGTCATCCCCAACGTCTTCGGCAAGGTCAAGCCGCGCGGCCGCCGTCGGCTGACCAAGGGCGAGCTCGCTCACCTGAAGGCCGAGAAGGTCGAGATCGACGCCGCCCTGAAGGCCCTCGAAGCGCGCAAGAAGGAGATCCACAAGATGGTCTCCGTCCACTTCGACGTCGTCGCCGCCCAGCTGAAGAGGGTCGACGAGAAGACCCCGCAGAACAAGGACGGCCACTACATCCTGGCTTCCCCGGGCAACCCGGAGATCGCCCTGGTCGAGGGCAGCGAGTCCCACTTCACCCGCGAGAAGGCCAAGGACACCGTCACCTACAGCTTCGAGAAGCTGACGGATCTGTACGAGCGCGGGGAGATCACCAAGGCCGAGTACCTCGGCTGCACCCGCCTGGTCCGCGTCATCGACCCCGAGAAGATCCAGCGCCAGTTCCTCAACAAGAGGAAGCGCCAGCGGATCCAGGAGATCGTCGACAAGATCGCTGTCATCAAGCGCGGCAACCTGAGCATCCACTTGCGGTAGCACCCACCGAGATGAAAATGAATCCACCACCTCCGCCCGAATCCCGGGCGGAGGTGGTGGTATGTGGAAGGAAGAAAAATGTCTCCTCAGACCCTGGAGCCCATCATCGTCGAACCAGACGACCTGGAGGAAAGGACGGCCCGGCCCGACCGAGGCCAATACCTCCTGTACGACGCTGATTTCCACGTCGAGGACGACCCGAAGTACGCCGTCGCCCCTGGCCAGAAGCCCCTCCGCGTACCCCACTTCTCCGTCGGCGAGGTAGCCTGCATTGCGTTCGCCGGTGACCTCGCCTGGCTCAAGCGCCAGCTCAAGGGCAAGCCCTACAAGCTTGCCAGCGGCCAGACCAAGAGCTGGCCTCTGCTCCTGAACGGCAAGCCCCTGGAGTTCCGCAGCATCCACCGGGGCGGCGCCGTGCCGCCCAAGCGCTACACCCTCGCCGACATCGAGCGCCTCGCCTGGGCACTCTACGAACGCGGCGACATCGACGGCCTCGAAGCCCAGCGGATCTGCCAGATCGTCCTCGCCATCGCCCGGCAGTACTGGGCCCACGCCCGCGAGAGGAAGAGCTGATGCAGCCCACCCTGCTCATCGACGGCAACAACCTGCTCATACGCGCCGTCGAGGCCACCCGCCGCAGCCCCATGCACAGCGACGACGGCGTCGACACCAGCGCTCTGGTGGTCTTCATCAAGACCATCTCCCGCTACATACGCGAGGAGAAGCCCTACCGCGTCATGGTCTGCTGGGACAGCGGCCCTGGCTGGCGCAACGAGATCTACCCCGCCTACAAGGCCAACCGCCCCCAGGTCACCGACGAGTACCGCAGCACCACCCGCAGACTCGTCACCGACTTCCTCACCCGATCCCGGATCCCCTGGGGGCGCCTGCCCGGCTTCGAGGCCGACGACCTCATCGCCGCCTATTGGCGAGACGCCCACGAGCCGGTCGTCATCCTCTCCAGCGACAAGGACCTGGCACAGCTTACGGGCCCGAACCCCAACGGCCACCCCTGCACCCAGATCCGCGTCTCCTCCGCCGACACGCCCACCGACCGCTGGGACGAGAGCACGGTCCGAGACCACTACGGCTGCACCCCGGACCAGCTCCCCCTCGTCATGTCGCTGATCGGAGACTCCGCCGACAACATCCCCGGCGTGCGCGGCATCGGCAAGAAATTTGCCCTCAAGCACCTCACGGCCGCCGGATGGAACCTCGACAAAGTCGAGCACGCCAGCATCGCCACCGCCCGCGACAACGGCGAGATCGCCGTCTACCGCCAGCTCGTCGACCTCCGCGACGTCCCATACCGCATGATCACCACCGGCATCAGCCCCTTCATGCCTGTCACCCCCGGCCCGGACTCCGCCTGGCGCAGCCTGTGGACATTCCTGAGCCAGTACCAACTCCGCGACATCGAGCGCCGCCTGATGGCCGGAGAACTCTGGTAGGGCGATTTCTTGCCCTCGACCTGGACCGGCGGTTAGCGTCAAAACGCCTCCCCGCCAGGGGGCTTTCTCCCACGGCAGACCCTCATCTTCGCCGTGCCCAGCCACCGCCAGGTTGGAGACCTTCGTGCTCGACTTTTCTGACGACGCCTACGGTAAGGCCGCCAAGGCCACCATGGCCGCCCAGCAGCCCTACTCGCCGGTAACGATCTGTCCGGACGCCGCACCCCCGGCGCGTGTGACCATGGCCGCCACCGACCTTCTCGACGACCCCTCGGACTGGTCCTGGGAGCAGCTGCGCGACTACGTCATGCGCTCCATCGCTGAGCGCCACGGCCCGCAGCCGCGCCACGAGAGCGCGAAGGTCAACTCGATCTTCAAGAGCTTCGCCGCCCGTTGGGGCAGCCAGGCCGGACCCATCGCCCGCTTCGCGTTCGAGCGGCAGGACGGCTTCTGGCGCTCCGCGCCGGTCACCATCGCCCGCTTTACCAAGGGCAACGACGGCTACTTCGCGGGCCCGATCTCGGAGCGGCTGGCCGATGTCTGACCAGTTCGTCGTCACTGCTACGACCTTCCGGCCCACCGACAGCGAGCCGACCTGCTGCCCCGACGCCTTCCTCTGCCTGAATGACGAGGTGCCGGAGATCGAGTGCCCCCGCCACGGCGGCTTCGACGTCTGCTGCGCCCGCCCCGACCTGCACATCAAGCAGAACCGTGACGCCTGGCACCGGCAGATGAGCCGCTGGGAGCAGAGCCTGCTCAACCAGCACATCCGCCAGCACCTCGCTACAGCCTGACCTCACCTCCTCATCACCTCCTAACTCAGGAGGTCGTTAGGAGGCCAGATCCAGCCCGGCCGCCACCGGGCCCTCATCAAGGACCGCCAGCCTTGAAACGACCGCCCCCGCCCCCGTCATGCCATCCGCTGTCCGACCCGGACTTCAAGCGGCTCAAGGCCACCCGCCCCCGGCTGTGGACCAGCCCCAAGGACACCTGCCTGACCTGCCTGAAGCAGGGCGGCCAGACCTACCGCTGGTACGCCGAGCAGGACGGCCGCCGCACCGACGAGATCGTCACCTACGAGTGCCAGTGCCAGCAGCAGTGGCTGCTGCACCTGTGGTTCCTCAACGCGGGCATCCCGCTGAACTACCAGCGCCTCGGCTGGGACGACGTCCGCGCGGTCCCGGAGCCCATCGTCAACCAGGTCATGGACTACGCCCTGCAGGCGGCCCGCCGAATCGCGGCCGGACGCAACCTGGTCCTCTGGTCCAAGAGCCCCGGCACCGGCAAGACGCTCCTGCTCGCGCTGCTGGCGAAGTTCCTCATGACCAACGGCTGGCAGGTCCACTTCTCCCAGTTCAACGAGGTCATCGACCTGTTCACCTCCTCCTGGCGGGACAAGGACGAGCGCGAGCAGTGGACCCGCCGCGTACGCAACGTGGACGTCCTCGCCATCGACGACTGGGGCAAGGAGCACAAGGGCCGGATCGAGATGGTCGAGTCCATGGTCGACCAGATCGTCCGCTCCCGGGTCAGCGACGCGGCCCCCACGATCTTCACCACCAACCTCACCCCCCAGGAGATCCAGGAGGGGTACGGCGTCTACGCGATGAGCCTGCTCACCGAGGCCGCCGACTTCATCGAGGTCACTGGCACCGACTACCGGCCGGTCCGACGAGAACTCACCCGCCAGGAAGCCGAACTCGGCCTGGCCCGACCCATCACGGCGGTATGACATGAGCTTTGACGGTGAACTCTTCTCCAGCATCCCCCGGCAGGTTCCCCCGATGCAGGGAGTCTTCGCAGCCTGGCAGGCCACCGCCGACAACCGCGTCACCCGGCACTACACCGGCGCGGATGCAGCCGATCAGGTCAAGATCGGCAAGTACAGGATCAACGGCCTCCGCAACAGGCTCGTCGGCGCCTCCGCCTCCATCGACAACATCCTCCGGGGACTCGACGAGATGGACGCCGTGCTGGCTGGCGCGCCCAGCGAGGAACTCGCGACGGCGCAGCAGGCCCTGGTCGATCTCCAGCGCCGCAACGACCACCTCGTCGAACAGTGCCGGAGCTGGAAGCAGCGCGCGGTGGCGGCCGAGAAGCAGGCCGAGGAAGCCCTGGAGCAGGCCCAGAAGCAGGTGAAGACGCCGCATGTGTTCTTCGACCGCCAGGGCACCCCCGGCGACTCGGTCCGCTACCTGGCCGCCGAGGTCATGAAGCACGCCGAGGGCAACCTGGAGCTGGCAGGGATCGCCATGGCCCTGAAGATGGTCGCCGCCGACGTCGACAGCCTGCCCCAGGGGGGCCGGTGACCGCGCCGCCATGGGGCCACAAGCCTCCAGCTGTCCACCAGCCCAGCTACTTCCACGTCATACCTCCCCCGGGGTTGTCTGCACGCTGCCTGTACTGGTTGCGCCGCGCCGACGAAGGCAACTGGCGCCCCAATCGGCACCTGTGGAAGCAGGGGTACGACGGCCGTGCGGGGTGGCTCGGCGTGTTCATCTGGGAGTTGGAGAAGGTTATTGCGCCTCTCCTGGCCAACTTGGAAGCGGCCACCAGCTCCACCTGCACGAAGGCCCTCGGCCACGACCTCGACAACTGCTGCCAGGGGTGCCACGCAGGCTGGGAGGGCGACGGCGAGTACATGTGCGACGGCTACGACGTACAGGCCCGCGACCTGCACGTCTGCTGTCGCGCGTCTATCGCCAGCAACAGCCTGATCCATCTCGTGCCTCCGCTCGTGAGAATGCGAGCACGCCAGTGACCATGCACGCAGAGACCGTCCTTTACGCCAGTCTCACGGACGTAGACGCGCTGGAGCAGCTGGCCGACACCGGCCTGGACCCGGCGTGCATTCCGACGACCGGCATGCGCGACGTCGTCGAGTGGTCGGTCTCCTACTTCTACCGCTCCGGCCGCACCAAGGCACCCTCACGAGAACTCCTTCAGGAGCAGTGGGGGCACCGACTGGAGCAGTGCAACATCGAGCTGCCGGACGAGGACCTCGAAGTCGACGAGGTCTTCGCGGCGATCGAGTACCTGCAGTCGCAGTACGTCCTCGCCGAGTCCCAACGCCTGCAGCGCGAGGCCGCCGTCGAGATGGCCAACGCTGAGCCCCACGAGCGCGTCGAGGCCGTCCACCGCGCCGCCGCCGCCTTTCACAGCCTGTCCATGTCGGTCCGAAACCGGCAAAACGAGGTCGAAGGCGTTCAGGGCCTGCGCGACTCCCTCGCCCGCTACGACCAGCGCGCCGCAGCACCCCAGGTCGTCACCGGCATGTCCCTCGGGATGAGCGCGGTAGACGAGCACACCCTGGGCATCCACGAAGGCGAGATCTGCGCCTGGTGCGCCCCGCCCAAGGGTGCCAAATCCTGGACCTCCACCCACGTCGCCCACACCGAGTGGAAGCGCGGCCGGGAGGCCGTCCTGTACACGCTGGAGAACAGCGTGAACATGACCTACGACCGGCTCGCCTGCCAGATCTGCTGCGTCGACTACCGCGCCTACCAGCGCGGCACGGCCACCCCCGAGGACGTCGACCGCGTGCGCACCTGGCTCGCCGAGAACGAGCAGGACCTGAAGGACGGCCTGCACGTCCTCTCCCCCGACGACGGCCTGCGCACCCCGGCCGCCCTGATACGCCAGGCCCAGTCCTACGGAGCGAAGTCGATCATCATTGACCAGCTCTCCCACATTGCACACCCCACCCCGAACCCCCGGCGCCCCAAGCACGAAACGATCGCAGAGATCATGAACGAGCTGTCCCAGCTCATCACCACCGGCCGCTACATGCCGTCGGTCTTCATGAACTGCCAGATCAACCGCGAGGGCGTCGCCGCCGCACAGAAGGCCGGACGCCTGGAGCTGCAGCACATCGCCGACTCCTCCGCGATCGAGCGCTACAGCTCCTGGGTCTTCGGCCTCATCCGCTCAGAAACCGAGGTAGCCGCCGGTATGGCCACCCTGCAGATGCTCGCGTCCCGACGCATGGACCTGACCAACTGGCGATGCGCCTGGGAGCCCTGGTACGGCACCCAGCACGTCCTCGGCGAGGTGACCCTGTGACCGCCTACGCCTTTCCCTGCGCCGTCCACCCCGAGTGGTTCGACACCGGCAAGACCCGCGAGACCAAAGCCGCCCGCAAGGCCCTTCGGATCTGCGAGACCTGCCCGGCGAAGCTGGCCTGCCGCCGCGCTGGCCGAGAGGGCCGCGAGTGGGGCATCTGGGGCGGAGAGACCCAGTCGGAGCGCTGGGCCGCGCTCGGTATCACCGAGTCCGACCTGCTCCCGCCCGACTGCGGCAACGAGATGTCCTACCGCCGTCACAAGGAGCGCGGCGAGGAGTGCGAGGAGTGCCAGGAGGCACACAACGCCCGCCAGCGCGCCTACGCCGAGGCCGCCCGCGAGAGGCAGCGGAAGCTGGACGAGGAGATCTCGGAGATCCCGGGAAGCCGGGTCAACCCGTTCCACGCGCCCCTGCGGCCGATCTGCGGCAGCGAACGCGGCTACAAGCTGCACATGAAGAAGGGTGAACTCCGGCTCGACATGCATCCAGAATGCACCTGTCGACGGGCCCATGCTGAACACCGCGCTGAGAAGCGCCAGGAAGTGAAGGTTGCCGCATGACCGTCACCGCGCGCGGTCCCTGGCTCATCCCCTTCACCGGCGAGCCCGCAGGCCGATGCCCGAAGTGCCTGACCACCCCGGCCACCACAGAATGGCACGACTCGGTCGTCGTCGGCATGTGCAAGGAGCGCCGCGACACCATCGCCGCCATGGCCGACGAACCCGAGACCGTGCCGGACGAGACCACCGAGCACCTGTGCCGGGCCTGCCCCGAGTGCTTCTACACCTGGTCCGAGCACGTGGCCACCAAGGAGGACCTGGCCCGGGTCAAGGCCGAGGGCAGCTATGTCGACTGACCTGGACGAGCTGGCCGCGCTGCCGGACGACCACAAGTCCCAGCTCGCCCAGGGCGTTCTCGACTCCCTCGGCATCCAGGTCAAGCGACAGGTTCGCGACGAACTGATCATCCCGTGTCCGGTCGGCCTCTTCCACAACGACCAGGAGCGCAACCCCACCGCCGCGCTGAACGCCTCGAAGCTGCTGTTCAACTGCCTGGGCTGCGAGTCGCGCGGCACCATCCTGTGGCTCATCGCCACGGTGCGCGGCGACATCACCATCGACGAGGCCCGCGAATGGCTCCTCGGCGAAGCCGGACTCACCCGGGCCGTCGGCCTGCCAGACATGCTGGCGTTCTTCGACGCGCTCTACACCCCGAAGTCCCGGCCGCCCATGCCGGTCTACAGCCCCCGCATGCTGGAGCGCTGGCAGGACATCCCCGTCGACTACATCGTCCGGGAGCGCGGCATCTCCATGAATACCGCGCTGGCGATGCGGATTCGCCTCGACCCTGATGGCTTCATGGGCCCGCCGGAGGCCCGCGTGCGTACTGGGCCGCGAGCCGTCATCCCGCACTTCTGGAGGGGCCAGCTTGTTGGCTGGCAGTCCCGCCGCCTCCCTGGCGCCGACCCCACAGCGCCGAAGTATTTGAGCACGCCCGCCTTCCCGCGCGACGAGACGCTCTACGGGATGCCAGCCGAGGGTGTACTAGGGGCGGAGGAACTCGTTGTCGTCGAGTCGCCCATGAGCGTGCTCCGCCATCTAGGAAGGCGCATGACCGCCACCTTCGGCGCCGTCGTCACCGACGAACAGATCGAGCACCTGGTGCGCGGCCGGAAGAAGCTGATCTGGTTCATGGACAACGACCCGGCCGGATGGCGCGCCGTTGCGGGCCGCACCTTCAACGGCCGGTTCTTCCCCGGCGCTCCCGAGCGGGCCTCCCGCTGGTGCCAGAACTGGGTCGTCCAGAACCCGTTCGCCGCCGACCCCGCCGATATGTCCGACGAGCTGTACGACCTCCTCGTCCGCGAGCACGCGGTGCCCTGGCAAGTCTGGGAGCAGCCGAAGGTCCTCTACTGCCACCGCTGCTTCAAGCCCGACCACACCGGAGCCTGTCGTGCCTGAGTGCCCGCCCGGAGTCCACTCGATCTTCGACCCTTGCCCCGGCAACTGCACCGAGCCCCCCGAGGGCGCGGAGTACCACACCGTAAACGGCCAGCAGTACTTCTGCTACACCGACGACCACTACTGTCCCCCTGGCGCCTGGCCGCCCAAGGGATGACCCCAGGAGGAACGTATGCTGCAGAAGTTCGGCACCGGTGACATCGTTGGCTGCTCGAAGACCGGGATCGAACGCCTGCTCGTCGAGGCCAGCGGCGAGTTCGGCGAGGCGGAGCGGGCGGAAATCCTTGCTGAGGGTGAAGAGGAGAGCGAGGGAGAGTAGGCGATGACGGGACTGCAGTTGGTCGGCCGTCCCGAGCATGCCATCGTCTCCACCAGCACCGCCCTCGTAGCCGCCCCGCCCCGTCCGACGCCGGTCGTCCACGACGTGAATGGCTACTACGCCAAGCTCGGCGTGCCGCCGACTGCGACCAAGCGGGAGCTCCGCGAGGCGTACCAGGCTCTGGACGGCCAGGGCAGCGTCGAGCTCACCCGGATCTTCAAGATCCTGATCAATGCCAAGACGCGGGCCGCGTACGACGCCAAGCCGCCCGGCTCGACATACTTCGACGCGGCCGCCGTCGAGACACTCCTGCGCCAAGCGGCCGTCCAGGCTGCCCGGCAGAACGCCGAATACGGCACGGAGACGACCGCCCAAGACATTCTTGAAACTCTGGCGGAGCGCACCGGAAAGCCACTTCTTCAATTCCTTGATTCGGGGCCCGGTGAAGGATTTCATGATGACGGAGAGAGGGGCCGCCATCCCTCATCCGACACCTCAGACGCATGGGCGTACTCCTACCTGCTCCTGGGCTCTACCTGCGACGACGTCGCCAGACTGACCCTGTGGCAGCAAGGTCTCACCCGCGCGCTGGCAGACCGTCGATGCCCCCAGTTCACGGTGGGATTCCACGCGATGCCGGGACGGCCATTTCTTGTGGCGAAGGACCTCGGAATCCCCGTGTTCTTCCTCCACGAAGACCAGCCGGTCACTGAGGAGTTGATCGCGGCAGCCGCCACTGCCGTCGTCTCCTGACACCTCCATCAAGATCATCAGGAGCCTTCGTGACCGCCAACACGAGCCCCGTCATGTCCTTCCGCCGTGGTGGCTCTGCCGCCGAGCAGGCCGAGAAGGAGGCCAACGTCTCCTCTTCCGGCCGCCGTGGCCCGGACTTCTTCGGCCTGAAGGAGGACGGCGAGTCGACCGTCATCCGCCTTCTCACCGACCACGACGACTGGATCTGGGTCGACCAGCACAGCTTTGTGCCGACCAAGCCGGGTCCCAAGGACGCTGAGAAGTGGCCGAAGTCGATGACCTCGGTCTGCCGCAAGGACAACGCCTTCGAGGGCCACTACAGCGACTGCTACATCTGCGACGCCAAGCTCAAGAACTCCTTCGGCAAGGTCGCCACCCCCCGCATCCGCGTCTGGGCCCTCGCCATCGAGCGCGAGCTGGTGCGCGGCGACGGCAGCGAGGCCCTCGGCGGCCCGGCCAAGCAGGGCGTCGTCATCGGAGTCCGCGACAAGGTCGACGAGGTCGACGAGCTCGGCGCCGACGGCAAGGCGACCGGCAACAAGCTGAGCTACCCCCGCATCATCGTGATCAACATGCCGATGAAGGGGTTCTTCTCCCACCTCAAGGCCATCCACGGCCTGTACGGCACGGTCGTCGACCGGGACTTCCAGGTCACCCGCAGCGGCACCGGCACCGACACCGAGTACAAGTTCGCCGCGATCGACCCGATCCGCGACGCCACCGGCACCAACGTCGTCGCCCCCGGCACCCCCGCCTGGGACAAGTACCTCCAGGCCGTCAACGAGCGCGAGATCAGCCTGGAAGCCATCGTCGCCGACAAGGCCACCGACGAGTACTACGCCCGATTCTTCGACCCCACCAAGACGGTCGAGAAGGACGGCACCATCGTCGCCGCCACGGCGGCCACCGCAGGAGTGGTGAACCTCCCGGCCGCCGACGCCGCCAGCGGCGCGGCGAACATTTCGGACGACCTGCGCAGCCGCATCCAGATGCTCGGCACCCCGCAGGCTCCCGCCGCCTGACCCAGGCGCACAGACACCGGCCCGCCCCGGGCGCCCGTCAGATACGGGCCCCAGCCCGCCAAGGGCTGGTTTGTTCGCCCGGGGCGGGCCGGGCCAACCGCTCGCCTCCGCCAAGGCGAGACCCCTCCGCCCGGCCGCAAGGCGGAGAGGCGGCGGCATGGGGATTGGTGTCGGAAACCCCTGCGCGGCCGTCCCCACATCTACAGGACGCAAGGACCACCACCGTGCTGCGCCTTATCAGCTCCTACGCATCCAACGCCCCTTATGTGCAGATTGGCGAATTTAGTGCCCAACTCCCCGCGCTCGTCGAGCACGAGGATGACGGCACCCGCTGGCTGGTCGTCCCCGCCGCCGCCCCCGTCATCGTTGCGCCGCTGATCTGGCGCCGCGCGCTCGCCGACGGCGCTGCCGGAGTCATGGAGGCACTGGAGGACGGCGTCGCAGCTGTCCCGGTGCACATGATCGAAGAACAGGACCTCGACGGCGGCAGGCTGTGCCTCGCCTACAGCCGCAACGCACTCTTCGACTCCGAAGACGGCATCCCCACCTACCACGCGGTCCTCGACCAGCTCGAAGCCAAGCAGGACCCGCCCACGGCGGACTCCGGCTTCGTGCACCTGCACACCCACAGCGAGTACAGCCCGCTCGACGGCCTGTCCCGCATGGACGAGATCGTCCGCGAGGTCACCGCCCACGGCCAGACCGCGATCGGCATCACCGACCACGGCACCTGTGCCGGGCACCCCGAGCTCCAGCGCGCGGCCGACAAGGCCGGGATCAAGCCGATCTTCGGCATCGAGGCCAACCTGACCGACGAGCGGAAGCTGCGCGGCCCGGACGTCGCCGACGACCTGCGCTTCCAGGGCCACACCAGCCGCGAGGGCAAGCCCATTACCCCGGCCCAGGCCCTGCAGAACCACTACTGGCACCTGTGCCTGTTCGCTGAGAGCAACACCGGCCTGCGCAACATCTGGGCCGCCAGCACCGAGTCCTTCCGCGACGGCTTCTACGGCCGCCCCCGCATGGACTGGGAGACCCTCGCCCGCTTCAACGAGGGCGTCATCGCCTCCACCGGCTGCCTGCGCGGCCCCGTCGCCGTCGCCATCAAGGCCGGAGACCTGGAGCTGGCCCGCCAGCGCCTCACCCGCCTGATGGACATCTATCCCGGCCGCCTCTACGTCGAGCTGCAGCCCAACGACCTGCCCGAGCAGCGCCTGGTCAACGAGACCATGATCGCGCTGGCCCGCGAGTTCGACCTGCCGCTGCTGGCCACCGTCGACTCCCACTTCCCGACCGCCGACGACGCCCACTCCCACGACGTCTGGATCGCCTGCCAGACCAACAAGGACGTCCAGGACGAGGGCGACATCTTCTCCGAGCACCTCGACCTGTACGTCATGGGCGAGGACCAGGTCCGCGCCGGACTCGCCTACCTCGGCCAGGACGCCGTCGAGGAAGCCGTCGCCAACACGGCCGCCCTCACCGAGCGCTGCAACGCCCGCATCGAGGGCGAGACCGCCACCCCGTCCTTCACCGGCGACCCGGAAGAGGACCACAGGCGCCTGCACCAGCTGTGCACCGCCAACTGGGACCGCATCCCGGCCAACCTCTCCCACGACGAGACCGCCGCCTACATGGAGCGCTACCAGCGCGAGATGGAGCTCCTCGTCGACAAGGGCTTCTGCGGCTACTACCTGATGGTCGCGGACTACGTCGGCTGGGCCAAGGATCGCAACATCCTCGTCGGCCCCGGACGCGGCTCCGGCGGCGGCTCGCTCGTCGCCTACCTCGCCCGCATCACCTCCCTCGACCCGGTCCGGCACGACCTGCTCTTCGAGCGGTTCCTGACCCGGGGCCGCGCGGGCCTGCCTGACTTCGACGTCGACTTCCCCGCCAGCAAGAAGGCCGAGATCCTCGGCTACCTCCGCGAGCGCTGGGGCGAGCGCAACGTCGTCTCCATCGGCTCCGAGCTCCGCCTGAAGAACAAGGCCGTCATCAACGAGCTCGTGCGCACGCTGGCCTCCCAGCTCCCCGAGGGCGCGGCCGCCGACCTCCGCCAGGTCTCCACCCTCATCGACGAGGCCGAAGCAGGCACCGCCGGGCTCGGCATGTCCTGGGAGGACCTCTGGATCCAGCACGGCGAGCAGCTCCAGCCGTTCGCCGACCGCTACCCGCAGCTGTTCGCCATGGCCGAGCGCCTCGTCGGCCGACTGAAGTCCTACGGCCGCCACGCGGCCGGTGTCGTCATCTCCACCGGCGCCCCGCTCACCGACTGGCTGCCGATGCGCACCATCGACGGAGAAGAGCAGATGGTCACCCAGTGGGCCATGGGCGACGTCGAAGCCATCGGCCTGGTCAAATTCGACATTCTGACCCTGCGCACCCTGGACACCATCCAGCAGACCCTCGACCTCGTGCGCGAACAGCGCCGCTACGAGATCGACCTGGAAGAGTTCGAGGAGGAGTTCGAGGATCCCCTGGTCTGGGAGGAGCTGCAGGCCGCCCACACCCTCGGCGTCTTCCAGATCGAGACCCACTCCGGCACCCGCCTGTGCGAACGCATGCGCCCGACCAACGTTGCCGAGCTCGCCGACATGGTCACCATCGTCCGGCCCGGCCCCATGAACTCCGGCCTGACCGACCTCTACCTCCGCCGCCGCGCGGGTGAGCAGGCCGTCTCCTACCCCGACCTCCGCCTGGAACAGGTCCTGGCGCCCACCTACGGCGCCATGATCTACCAGGAGCAGGTCATGGCCGTCACCCGCCTGCTGGCCGGGTACGACGAGTCCGAGGCCGACGGCGTGCGCCGCATCCTCGGCAAGAAGAAGGTCTCCGCCATCGCCGACGCCGGGAAGGAGTTCCTGGAGCGCGTCGACATGGCCCGCGACGCCGCCGAACGCCTGTGGGCCCAGATGGCCGAGTTCTCCAAGTACGGCTTCAACAAGAGCCACGCCTACGCCTACGCGTTCCTCGCCTACTGGACCGCGTTCCTCAAGGTCAACTACCCCCGCGAGTTCCTCGTCGCCGCCATGTCCACCGTCGACAAGGACCGCGTCCCGGAGTTCGTCAAGGAGGCCCGCCGCCTGGACGTCCAGGTGCTCCCCCCGGACATCAACCACTCCGGCCCCGGCTTCACCGCCGACCCCGAGCGCTACGCCGTCCGCTACGGCCTCGGCTCCGTCAAGGGCGTCGGCGACGTCGCCGTCCGCGCCCTCGTCGAGCACCAGCCGTACGCCTCCTGGGAGGACTTCGAGACCCGCCGCAGCCCCAAGGCCAACGCGGGCGTCGTGGCCCTCCTGGCACGCGTCGGCGCCTTCGACACCCTCGTGGCGAACCGGCGCGGCCTGGAGGCCAAGCTACTCGCTGCCAAGACTGGCGAGGCCGCTCGTTGCACACACTGGAGCGACGACCCCGAGCGCCTGGAACCGCTGGCACACCTCGGCGGCCCGCCGGTGTGTGCGTTCAACTGGGCCAACGAGCCCGCCCGGGTCAACAGGCGCACCAACAAGGTCCTCAACCGCAAAGCCCCTCCGAAACGCTGCACCAAGGCCTGCCGCCAGTACACCGCGCCGCCGCCGCTGCAGATCGAGACCGTCGACCCCTACAGCCCGGTCGACGTCCGGACCATCGAGCACGAGATGCTCGGCACCTACCTCAGCTCCACGCCGTTCGACGACCTCGACCCGAACGACCGTGCCGTCTGCCGCGCCCAGGCCGAGCAGCTGGCCACCGGCCCCAACGGCACTTACTACGTCGCCGCGATCGTCACCGGAGCCCGCCCCCACAAGACGGGCGAGATGGGCTTTCTGACCCTTGAGACCGAACTGTCCAATCTCCGTGTCGCGGTCTTCCGCGACGCCTGGGCCGTCGAGCAGCGCCGCTTCGTCAAGGGCGCCCTCTGCCTGGCCGAACTCCGCAAGAACGACCGAGGCCTCAGCCTCGTCACCTACCAGCCCCTGTGAGGCCCACCATGACCCGCGTCATCCGGAACACCACCACCGAGGCCCAGCACGACTGGCCCGAGGACGTCTTCATCCAGGGCGGCGAGCGTGGCGTGGTCCTCGGCGGGCCCAACGGCGCCTACCAGACCGCCTTCTTCGAGGCCTTCCCCCAGGACCCCCGCAGCGGCTTCATGCGCGGAGAAGGCAAGACCCTCGCCGAGGCCGAGGAGAGCGCCTGGAGGCAGTACCAGGTCTGGCTCAACTGCGATAACACCGGCCAGGGACACGGCCCCTACGAGCGCCGCCAGTACCGCAACGGCGCCGGGTTCTGCACCCGCTGCGGCATCTGGATGAGCAAGGTCTTCGAGCCCCTCCCCGACGAAGACGAGCCCGGCAGGAAGCGCAGCCTCGCAGAGCGCGTCTTCGTCGACCAGGAACCCGAGGCGATCGAAGAGGTCCTCACCACCATGGCGAACGCCGCCGACCTGCCCCACGCCCCGACCGGTGACCACAACCAGGAGTAGCCACCATGCCCTTGATCCCCTCCATCAGCCACCCGTACTGGACTCCTCTCGGAGACGCCTGCCGCAAGGCCCGTACCGGCCTGCAGATCTCCCAGTCCAGGATCGCCGCCCTGGTCGGCCTGACAGTCCGCGAGTACGCCGCCCTGGAGTCCGGCTTCATCCCGCCGGAGATCGCTGACTCCCTCGGCCGCCTCGACCTGGCCCGCCTCGACGCGGCCTTCGGCTGGGACTCAGGCACCGCGCGCGGCTACGTCGACGAAGCCCTCGCAGCTGCCGCGCGCCCCGGCACGACCATCCTGGTGTTCCAGAGCAGCCAGGTCACCCCCGAAGGCGACCGTTCCACTTACCCGCCCGCCGCCTGGGCCCGGCTCGGCAAGGCCGTTCGCGCGACCCGCCTGGCGGAGAAGCTGTCCCGCGCCGAGCTGGCCTACGCCATGAAGTCCTCCAGCAAGACGATCATGCGCCTGGAGGAGGGCCGCATCTACGGCGACCCGCGCACCGCCCCGCCCGGCGACTACAACTCCGAGCGGTACATCCTGCGCCGCCTGGTCCTCATGGAGTTCTACTTGGGCTGGGAGAGGGACCAGGCCCTGCGAATCCTGCAGGGCGAGAATCGCGACTCTGTCAGTCCCGCCGCGTAAGCTCCGATACCGAGCCGACCCGCCATTGGCCACAGCTGACCGCCATCAGCTACTCCTGCCGCCAAGGAGCCCCTGCATGCCCCCCAAGTCCCGCCTTTCCAAGCTGCGTGCGGACCTGACCAAGGTCTACGGAGACCGCGTCACCCGGCGCGACACCATGACCCGCCCCGACTTCATCTCCAGTGGATCCCTAACCCTCGACTACGCCCTCGGTGGCGGCTTCGCCCTGAAGCGCACCCACGAGATCGTCGGCCCCGAGGGCATGGGCAAGACGACCCAGACGATCCTCGCCATGGTCGACGCCCAGCGGAAGTACCCCGACCGGGGCGTCGCCGTCATCGACATGGAGCAGTCCTTCGACTTCGACTGGGCCGCCCTGCTCGGCCTCGATCTCGACGAGGACCGCTTCATTCACGTCTACCCGGACCACTCCGAGGACGTCTCCGACCAGATCAGCATGTTGCTACGCGACGGGGACATCTCCCTCGTCGTCGTCGACTCCGTCGGCGGCATGGAGTCCAAGGCCGCCTTCGAGAAACGTGCCGAGGACTCCGCCATGGGTAAGAACTCCCAGGTCATCTCCCGCATGGTCAAGCGCGTCGCGGGTCTGTGCCGCCAGCAGAACGCCGCCGTGATCTTCGTGAACCAGTACCGGGCCGACATCGGCAACCCGCGCGGCGGCCAGAAGTCCGCCGGACCCTCCGCCCTGAAGTACAACACCACCACCAAGATCAAGATGAGCCGCACCGGCGAACCGACAAAGAAGATCTCCATCTCGGACGCCGTCTCCAAGGCCCCCGCCGAACTCGAAGTCGGCCGCCAGATCCGCGCCAAGGTCGAGCGCAACAAGCTCGCCCCCCAGGGCCGCGTCGCCGACTACTGGTTCTTCAACAAGGCCAGCAGCAAGTACGGACCCGTCGGCATCGACCGCGCCGACGAGGCCATCACCCTCGGCATCGCCACCGGCGCCATCAAGCGCCTGTCCACCGTGTCGTACGAGTTCCCCGACGGCACCACCGTCAAGGGCGGCCGCCCCGGCGTCGAGGCCGCCATCGCCGAGCGGCCCGAGCTGGTCGAGGTGATCCGGGAGCGGGCGCTGGCCTCCATCTCCGGCGACGTCAAGGCCGACCACACCGTCTCCTACGACGACATCCCCGACGGCGTCGACCCCAGCACCGGCGAGATCCTGGAGGACGCCGCATGAAGCCTCTCAAGCGCCTGTGGGACGCCACCGGCACCACGACCGCGTTCTTCGCCACCATGGCGGGCTCCCTGGCCATCCAAGGCTGGTACTGGCACGACATCAGCCAGCGCTACGACCTGGACCAGCTCGCGTCCACCACCGCCTACACCCTCGGCGTACTCAGTCTTGTGACCTGCGCCACCGTCCTGGGCGCCCTTGCCATGACCATAGGGGCCCTCCTCCGCCGCTACCGGCCCCGGCCGCTGCCGGTCGACCCGGACCTTCCGCCCACCCAGCTGGTCTACCTCCAGGGCGACGGCGAACCTGAGCGCTGCTTCTGCCACGGCAAGCCGATCGAGGACGGCACCCTGATCTGGCACTGGCCCCAGCCCGCCAAGCTCGTCTGTGTCAAGGAGGGCGACGCCGGGTGAGCGACAAGGGCCTGAACAAGCGCATGGGCGACGCCCACGAGGGGCGTCTGGCCGAGGTGCTCGGCATGCGCCAGACCCGGGGCAGCGGCAACCAGTGGCGCGACCAGATGGACGCGAAGCACGACCACACGACGTGCACCTTCGCCTTCGCGGTCGACGGCAAGTCCACCCTGGCCAAGTCCATCAGCATCACCCGCGCCATGTGGGAGAAAGCCGGTGAGCAGGCCAGCGGCGAACGCCCCATGCTTGCCCTGCGCTTCTACAACAACGCCTCCCTGGAGGTCCACGCCGACCTTGCCGTCTGCGACCTCCTCGACTTCGCCGAGATGCGCGAGGATGCCGAGCGCTGGCACAAGGCCAAGCCCATCCTCCTCGCGCTCGTTGAGCAGGACCCCCGCTGTATCCCCGTCCTCGTCGGCCTGGCCCGCCACCTGCTCAACGAGGCTGTGTAACCCATCAACCTCCGTCAACGAATCGAGACTCCATGAACCTGCACATGAACCTCGACGACACCTGGAACTACATCCTCGGCGGCATCGACCTCGTCGGCCTCGTCGCCCTGCGCGCCGTCGGCAAGAAGAAGGCCGTCGGCTGGATCTGGGCGATGTTCACCCAAGCCGTCTGGATCGTCTACTCCATCGCCACCTTCCAGTGGGGCTTCCTCGTCCCGGCCGCCATCAAGTTCGCCATCTACACCTGGAACTACGTCTCCTGGGCCCGCAGCGACAAGGCGGAGGCGAAGCCGAAGACGCACGAGGAACGGGCGATGGCCTGGGCGGACGAGCTGATCCCCGACGCCGACGAACTCACCCGGCTCAAGGCCGCCTCCTTCCTCGTGAAGGCGATCAAGGTCGTCGAGCTCTATCCGGAGAAAGTGGGACAGACCACGTGACCTTCACCCCCACCTTCCGCCGGGGCGCGTCCTTCAGCCGCGACCTGGTCCTGGTTCCGCTGATCGAGAACGCCGTCCAGCAGTGCGCCTTCCCCAAGGACTTCACCGTGCGCCTACAGTCGTACGCCGCCAAGCGCGAGCCCGACGGCTGGTTCCACCCCTCCACGCACCCCACGATGGACGAGCGGAAGCTGTACTACTACCTCGCCCGCCCCGAGAAGTGGGACGAGGAGGAGTTCGACTACGGCCCCCGCATGTCCGTTCTCGTCGGCACCGTTATGCACGAGGTCGTCCAGACCGTCATGACGAAGATGGGACTCCTCGTCCCGCCGAAGGGCACCTGCGTGTGCTGCCGCCGCCCCCACGGCAAGGGCAAGGACAAGTGTGACGAATGGGGCGTCCGCGACGACCTCCTCGGCCGACGCGGCCACATCGACGGCCTCCTCGACCTCCCCGGCTGGTCCGACCCCGGAGGCTCGATCTTCGACCTGAAGTGCCTGACCCCCGACGTCCCTGTCTCCTACGCCGACGGCACCGTCCGCCCGGCCGGAGAGGTCAAGGTCGGCGACGTCATCGTGGGCTGGGACGAGGAGAACGACAAGCTCGTGCCCTGCCCGGTCAAGGCCGTCTGGGACAACGGCATCCAGCCCGTGTGGAGCGTGAAGACCCGCGAGGGCCGCGAGATCACCACCACCGACGAGCACCCCTTCTACACCCAGCGCGGCTGGGTCTTCGCCAAGGACCTCAAGCCCGGCGACATGGTCAAGACGGCCTTCGAGTCCGGCTGGTTCCAGGGCGAAGAAGGCGACCCCGACCGGGCCCGCTTCCTCGGCGTCCTCATCGGTGACGGCACGCTGTACGGACGCGCCCCCCGGGTCACCTCGGTCGACGAAGGCGTCCTGGCGTTCATGCGCGAGCACTCCGCCACCTTCGGCGCCCGGCTCACTCCGGAGACGCTGGACCAGATCACCTACACCATCCGGATGCCCCGCTCGGGAGGGAAGAAGAGCCCCCTCCTCGCCTTCCTCCGCGAGGAGGGCATGCTGGGCCAGACCTCCCACACCAAGCGCGTCCCGACGAGCGTCTGGAAGGGCGGCCCGGCCGCCTGGGCCGCGTTCCTCTCCGGCTACTTCGACGCCGACGGCTCCGTGTGCGACAAGGCCAGCTACCCGCACCTGAAGTGGAGCAGCGTCAACCGCGCCCTCCTGCAGGACTGCCAGCTGCTCCTCGGCTACCTCGGCATCCGGTCGAGCGTGACCAAGCACGTCAGCCGCTACAAGGGCGAGCCCCACATCTCCTGGACGCTCTACGTACGCGACTCGCCGTCCGTACGCCGCGCGCAAAAGGTCCTGATGCTCAAGTCGGCCAAGGCAGAGCGGCTCGCCGCGCTGAAGCCGAAGCAGGCGCCGCTGAAGGGCAAGGGCGCGCACCTCGCGGCCCAGCCGGGATGGGACCAGGTCTCCGAGGTCGGAGAGAAACTCGCACGGCCGACTGTCGGCATCGAGATCGACGGCGGCACGCATGTCACCAACGGACTCGTCACCCACAACACCTGCGCACCTCCGGTCATCCGGGGTATCGAGAGCCACGACCTGGACGCCTTCAAGCTCAAGTGGCCCAAGTACTACGGCCAGGCCCAGGACTACATGGCCCTCACCGGCAAGACCAAGGCTCTCGTCCTCTTCATGGCCATGAGCGAGGGCTGGAAGATGATCGAGTTCACCATCCCCCGCGACGACCTGTACATCGCCCGCCTGGAGGCGAAGTACCGCACGGTCCGCCGCCACGTCGAGTGGGGCACCCCGCCGCCCGTCGCCTGCTGCAGCACCCGGGCCGCTGCCCGCAAGTGCCCCGCCACCGCATGCCCTGTCAAGATCGGAATCGCCGCATGACCGCCGCCACGGAACTGCAGGCGCCATACGACCGCTACGGCAACCTCATCGGATACATCGGGAACAACCCGCCCTTCGTCTGGCGGGCGAACCAGCCCTTCCTCGCCACCCTGCGCCTGGAGGAGGTCAAGCGCCGCATCTCCTCCGCCCGCGCCGTCTGGCGGGACACCGAGACCAACCTGCGCTACCCGATGCTGCTGCCCGCCATCGAAGACCTGCTCATGAACGGCACCATCACCGAGGGCTCCGCCACCGGCTGGTGGCTCGTCGAGCAGCGCGGCAAGAACTTCGGCATCCGCCGGGCCACCGAAGACGAGCTCCAGGAACTCCTGTGAGCATCCGCAGCCTCCTCGCGCACGTGGCATCGACACCACCGGCCGAGACATCCACGTCGGCGACGCCTCGTCGACCCCGCCCCTTCGACCGCCATCGGAGACCCCGTGAACAACCAGCTCACCATCCCCGGACTCAAGCTGCCCAAGGGCTGGCAGCCGCCCACGCTCGACAGATTCGCCCACGGCCTCGTCCAGGCCTTCGATCAGACCCTGACGAACACCGGCGTCGTGCTGATCAAGTCCAACGAGCTCGGGCTGCACCTGCTGTCCGCCGCGATGATCAAGCCTCCCCAGGAGGTCCTCGACATCCCCTCCACCGAGGGCAGCTACGCCCGCGCCGAGAGCATCCACACGGGCATCCTCCGCCACCGCACCGGGTTCGCCGCCAACGCCGACGCCATCGTCTACGAACGCAAGCCGGTCTCCGGGATGCGCACCGACTCCATCTTCCTGGCCGGGCGCGAGGTTCACCGGGCCACCGAGGGGCGCGCCGTCATGATGGACAACCGGCACGCCAAGAAGGTCCTCGTCGGCACGGCCGGAAGCCGCGACCGCAAGGTCACCAAGGCCGACGTCAAGGAAGCCGTCGAGCGATACATCACCCCGCCCAAGGACAGCGGCAGGCTCATGCCCTGGAACGAGCACATCCGCGACGCCTGCATGCTCGCCCTCGCCTGGCTCCTGGACGAGAAGACGCGCCAGGACCAGGCCGCCGCCATGCCTCTGGCCGCCGCCGCATGACGGCCCGGCACGCCCACGGCATCGACTGCTGCTGGCCGTGCTTCAACGGCCGCGCCACCCACCCCGTGAACGACGCGGACGGTGAGCCGGACCCCCACTGCGACGAGAACTGCCCTGTGCCAGACGAGGAAAAGGCATGAGCGAGCTCAACGACACGGCGATGATCGACAACACGCGCGCCTCCGAACAGGCAGGCCGCATCATCGGGGAGATCGCCCGCGAGGCCGACGAACCGCTCTCCCCGGACATCGACCCCGACCGCACCCGGGAGACCGCTCGCACCGGCTTCTCCCGGATGCGGACCGACTGGAGGTCCGGCGAGGGCGCGGAGATCGCGGGGATCACCCAGCAGGCCCAGGGCCTCATCCACCGGGCCTTCCCCGACGCCTACCTGATCATGAACGAGCTGTGGATGCTCGTCCGCGAGCCGGTCGTCAACGAGACCACCGGCGAGGTCGTCACCGACCTCTTCGGCTGGCCCCAGTGGAAGAAGTGGCCCTCCGGCGCCTACATCGAGGACTACACCAAGCTCACCAACAGCGAGAAGGACGACTTCCTGCTGCGCATCACCACGCACTTGCTGGAGTGGGAACAGAAGTCCTCCACGCTGTGGCTGGAGGCCATGCTGGCCAAGGGCCGCTGGGAGGAGGCCATGGCCAGCGGCTTCGTCACGCCGACCGGCCGGGTCACCGTCGAGGAGCGCACCCAGCGCGGCCGTGCCTACGCGGCCGAGGACCGCTACCACGCCATCTTCCGCGCCGCCGTCTCCCGCTCCGCCGAGGCCCTCGTGAAGAGCCTGGAACGGATCGGCCAGCGCCTGAAGGACTCTCTGACGGCCTGACTGCTGTCTGTGGTCCAACTCCGAACGACGAAAAGCTGGAGTTGCGGGCGGGGTCCTGTTTACGCTGACAAAGAATTCCGGGTGCACTGCCGCCACATGAGCACCCGGAAGGCGCGACCGCCACGCGTCAGTAAAGGAACCCGCCTGCATGAACGCGACCATCGACGTGCGCGTACTTCGGGAACTGTTCCGGCATCTCCAGGCGTGGAACACCCTCTACGAAACAGAGGGTACGGACACGATAAAGGGACCGGACGGTACCGAGTACTGCATCCACGACATCATCCGACTCTACGAGAACGCCGTGAACGGACGCGGCGCCAACGGAAAGCACCTGCTTTCCCCGCGCCAGCGTGAAGCAATCCAGCTGTTCCTCATCGAGAACCGGCCGGAGCGAGAAGTCGCCCGCCTCATGGGCGTCTCCGAGGACAACCCCGTCGCCTCCTACGCCACTCAAGGCCTCGTCCGCCTGAACGAGCTCATCAAGGCAGGCGTCATCCCCGGCAACGGCACGGCCGACGAGCCGGAGGCGGTGGCCGCATGAGCGACCGAGTCCGCTACGGCGTCGACCACGACCTCGAAGCCGAGGCCGACGCGATCCTGCGCCAGTCCTTCCTCGACAACCCCGACCCCGAGGAAAAGGCCAAGATCCTCACCCCCTACATGCTGCAGAACCGGCTCCGCCGCGAGGTCTACGTGTCCGGCGGAACCCCCGACGGCGCCGTCCGCAAGGGCAGCTTCAACCGCAGCATCAACCGGCTGTACCCCCACCTCAACGCCTCCGAAGGCGTCGCCCGGCCCCAGCCCCGCATCCCGCTGAAGGCCGAAGAGTGAGCACCAACCTGCCCGTCCCGACGGACCCGGACGAGACCGGCCCGGCCAGCATGGTGCTGGTCCGCGTCGGCAACCGCACCGTGCCCGCCAAGACCGGCGCCCGCTGCCGCGTCTGCCAGTCCCCCCACCGCGCGCAGATCGAGGCCTGGATCCTGGAGGCCTACACCCGCCCCACGATCCTGGCGTACCTGGAAGACCTGGAGCCCGGCCCCCTCGGCCACCCCACCGAGAAGGCCCTGCGGGTCCACACCGACAGGCACCTCCCGCTCGGCGCCCGCGCCGAAGCCGCCATCCTCGACCGCCGCGCCGAACTGCTCGGCGATGAGATCGAAAAATATGGCGGCCGCGTCGCCGACCACAACTCCGTCCTGGATATGGTCGTACTCAAGGGCTTCGACGGGATCCAGCGCGGCGACATCAAGGTCGACGGCCCCACCCTCATGAAGGCCATCGACCTCAAGCACAAAATCGATATGCAAGTCGAGGGCGGCATGGACGCCAACGTCTGGCGTGACGCCCTCATGGAGTACATGAAAATCGCCGTACCCTTCATCCCGGTCGAACGACGCAAGGAATTCGCAGCCGCCCTCAGCGAAAGCCCCGTCCTCGCCGCGCTGTCAAAAGGCCAGCAGACAAACTAAAAACTCCGGCCCGCCAGCCGGAGCCACCACCACTCCTTCCGCCAGAGGAGAACGAGCCCGTCATGCACCTGCGCGAAATCCCCACCACCACCCTCGCCGACCTCGACACGTCCTGGAAGAACCGCGACCGCGAGTGGACCAGCGACGCCTGCGTCCCCTCCGTCGACTTCCCCAACGACGCCCGGGTCGAGCCCACCGTCCTCCTCGGCGACCACGAGATCACCCTGGACGAACAGGCCATCGACCTCCTGTGCGCCTTCTACCAGATCCCCACCGCGTACTTCCGGCGGATCACCCCCGAAGAGCGGCACTACGTCATGAACATGCGCATGAACAACGCGCTGGGCGAAGTCACGATCACGTACAACGACCTCGGCGTCACCGACGTCCGCAAGCCGACCAAGCCCCGCCTGGAGCCCGAGGAGTTCGTCCGCATCGCCCACCGGCTCTACCCCGCCAGCTCCACCGTCCTGGACGCCTGGGTCACCGCCGACGAGCTCCACCTGGACGTCCTGGACCGCACGGTCGAGCACGGCATCCTCGGCGGCTTGCGCTTCCGCCAGAACCGCAAGCAGAACCTCGCCCCCACCGTGGCACCGATCCTCCTCCACCTGGAGACCACCACGGTCATCGAGGTCCCCGACCCCTCGCTGAAGATCGACGCGCGCGGCGTGTCCGTCGACAAGATCGGCGAGCGGCTGGCCGCAGAAGCGCTGCGCGCCGACGCCCGCCTGGCCAAGGACGCCGAACACCTCCTCGACCTCGGCCGCACCTCCATCGCCGGTGACCGCATCATGCGCCTGCACCGCGTCGCCGCCGAGCACGGCCTGCCCGTCCGCCCGCTCGCCGACATCACCGTGGCGCTCTCCCGCAGCGACGAGCCGACCATGCTCGACCTCGCCCTGGCGATCGGCAACGCGGCCAACAACCCCAAGATCGCCGCCGACCCCACCAAGCGAGCCGTCCGGGCCAAACTCCAGGCCATCGCCGGGGCCATCGTCGCCGACGAAGCCGAACGCTGCCAGTCCTGCCACGCCCTCGTCGCCGCCGCCTGACCCGCCACAGGAGACCTCATGGACGACAACACCCGCCGGGTGATCACCACCATCGCCTGGCTCGCCTTCTGCGCCTTCCTCTTCTGGGCGGACGCCCGATGACCGAGAGCCTCCGCCAGCGCCCTGGCGACCAACCGCTGCCCACTGAGGGCAAGTTGAACGTCCAGGACGCCCTCATCCGCCACATCGAGCAGCGCCGGAAACTCGGCATCGAGCGCTACGGCCGCCCGCTGCAGACCTTCAACGGCCGGAACGCCGTGCTGGACCTGGTCGAAGAACTCCTCGACGGCGCCACCTACGCCATGCAGGTCGAGATGGAGAACAAGGCCGTCCAGGCCCGCATCCACGAGGCTCTGCACCTGCACCGCGCCGACGACCTGGGCCTGTGCGCCTCCTGCAAGGTGCTGGCTCCATGCGCCACCCGCCGGATCTTCCTGAGCATCCAGCTCCCGCCTGTCACGATCACCCGCGTCGATCCGGTCGAGGAGGTGGCCTGCTCGCCGGACGCCATCGTCTACGTGCGTGAGCACTTCCAGATCACGCCCGTCCAGGACGAGCGCTGTATCCCGCCCGCGCCGCTCGGCGAGTACATGGGCCTGCCCGTCTACGTGGACGACGAGCTGCCGCCGCGCACTGTCCGCCTGCGCCCCAGCACATCCAAGCAGTAGCCACCCGCCCTCCTTCCGCCAGAGGAGCACCATGACCGCCAGCCACCAGTCCGGCCTCATCCTGCCGCCGGGCGTGACGTCCTCCAGCCCGTTCGGGCCCGCCGCCGACCGCTTCGACCGCGAGTACGGCGGCGTCCACCAGCGCCAGGAGCTGGCCCAGGGCGACATCCTCGACAGCGAGATCCTGCAGCTGGAAGCGATCTTCGCTGACATGCAGTACCGCTACGGCGCGAAGGCCTTCAGCGTCGATGACTTCGAGCGCGAGGCCAAGGAGCGCTGCCACTCCCAGCTCGGCCTGGCCATCGACATCCGCTGGAAGGGCGTCGCCGACGCCACCGGCCGGATCCTCGAAGGCGTCGCCAGCCCCGAGATCGAGATCGTCGGCCGCGTCGACAAGAAGACCTTCGACCACGACCGGAAGGTTCACGAGGTCACCCACGACATCGCCGACCTCGGCACCCAGGGCGTCATCAAGTCCGAGGAGCCCGCACGCGGAGGACACCCCCACTGATGACCTTCCTGCGCGCCTTTCTGATCAAGAAGCATGGCCTGCCGCCGGAGTGGGCCGCCCAGTACTCGATCTCGCAGTTGTGGCACTGGCACGCCACCGGCGAAGAGCCGAGGCGCTGATGAGCCGCCTCTACGACTGGGACGACGACAGCGTCACCGTCGCCATCGTCCCGCAGACCTGCCGCGCCTGCGGAAGCCAAACCGACCGCGTCCGGATGTCTCTCGACGTCGTCGTCTCCGAGACGTCCGGCTTCGTCGGCATCCGCACGCTGGCCGAGACCCCCTGTTGCGGTGGTAAGCGCAGCGCCCCCTACCCGGCCGAGCGCCTCGCCGAGCTCCTGGATCACCTCAAGCACTGCCCCAAGCACGAGAAAAAACCGTAAAACCGTCGACCCGTTGAGGAGAAGGTCATGTACGCGCCCGACCCCATCACCCCCGGCAAGATCGCCAAGCTCAGCGGCCTCGGCCTGCTCGCCCTCGTCCTGCTCGTCGGCCTCATCATGGGCTCCATCGCAGGCTTCAAGGGCTTCAACCGCTACCAGGCCACCGCCGACGCCAACAACCGTGCCAAGGTCGCCCAGATCAAGGCCAACAGCAACGTCAAGGTCACCGAGATCCAGATCCGCAACCAGAAGCAGCGAGTCAAGGTCGCCGAGCAGCAGGCCGAGATCCGGCTGAAGAACGCCCAGGGCGTCCGCAAGGCACAGGACGAGATCGCCAAGACCCTGACCCCGCTCTACGTGCAGTTCGAGTACGCCGAGGCGCTCAAGGAGATCGCCAAGAGCGGCAAGAACTCCTCCGTCATCTACATCCCGTCCGGCGAGGGCGGTGTGCCACTGGTCTCCGGCCTGCCCGGCCAGCCGTCGGTCGGCAAGAAGTAATCCAGAGACCGAAGCCCCTCCCCGACGAGCACCGGGGAGGGGCTTCGCTGTGTCAGCGGTCGGCCGCGTCCAGCAACTTCAGCAGGTCCTCGACCGAGATCTCGACCTGGCCGCCGATGAGGGAGGGGCGCACGCTGACCCCGTGGGCGGCGACGCGCTGGTGGAGCATCGACCAGAAGGCGTCGCGCTCCTCGCTGGCCCGCTGGCGCTCCTGCGCCTGCTGCTCCTCGCGGGCGTGGACCTCGTCCCACGGTCCCGGCAGCTGCTGGCCGCTGACCAGGACCAGGTAGACGCCCTTGGGCAGGGAGTCGTCGAACGCGCGCAGGGCCTCGGCGGCGGGCGTGCGTCCGTACAGCTCCGGCAGTTCCAGCTCCTGCAGCTGGCGGACCGCGTCCTCGTGCCGCGCGTGACAGGTGACGGCCAGGTATCCGGCCTTGGCGCCGTAGATGGACGGCCGCGTCGACTGGGCGGGGGAGTACACGCCCTTGTTGAGCTGCCACGGGGTGCGGTCGTCGACCAGCCGCACCGGCCGCGACCGGTCGTAGGTGCCTCGGCCGGTGCGGTGGGCGTAGATGGTGCCGCGCTGCAGGTCTTCGCGCTTCATCGGGTTCTCCTCGAACTGGCGGGATTACAAGGAGGGTTGGCCAACCCGGTGACACCACAGTAGAGGGACGAAGGTCCAGGTCAAAGCCTCGTCGCGGCGGCCGGGAAACGGCTGCGGGAGCCCGATCCGGCGATTCTCGCCTCCGATGGCCGCCGCAGCATGGCCGTGAAGCACTCTCGGAGCGCGAACGGGTGCCGAGAAGGGCGTACGCGGGTCAGAACCGCTACCCGCACCTTGTTCATAACAGTCAGGTAACGGTTGTGGGGTGCTGTGCAGAGCCTCCCCGCCGCCACCAAGGGGCGAGGAGGGCGCCCCGCATGAGCAGCAAGTACGAGGACACCTCGCCGCTGGCGAGCTTCGACCCACTAGCCATCCACCAGCTGTACCTCGGGCTTGAGGTGCCCGACCCGATCACGTTCGTGGTCTCCCCGAAGTACCTGAACCGGCCGAACCTCTATCCGCGCCAGGCCACCCTCATGAAGGTGTTCTTCCTGCGCGAGGACCTCTTCACCGAGTACGACTACCGGGTCGTCGCCGAGTGGGACGAGTCCTACCGCACCGCCAAGAGCGCCAACGAGCAGCGCGCCGCCCGCGCCGCCGAGCTCGCCGAGCAGAACGCCGAAGAGGCCCTCGCGGCCGAAGTCGACGGCATCATGACCGACGCCCTCGACGAGCTCGCCGCGCAAGCCCTGCTGGAGGGCAACGAGGACGCTCCCAAAATGCCCCTGTCCGGCTCCCCGGACCTCCTGGGCCGCATGCGCGCCTGCAAGGCCCTCGGCTACCGCTGGTTCAAGGAAATCCTGCTGGTCATGGGCCGCCGAGCAGGCAAGGGCCACATCTCCGCCATCGCCATGAGCTACGTCCTGTGGTGCTACATGGCCAAGGGCGACCCCCAGGAGTTCTACGGCGTCGACCGCGACAAAAAACTAGCAGTGCTAATTTTTGCCGGTAAGCGCGACCAGGCCAAGCAGAACCTCTGGCGCGACCTCGTCAACGTCGTCACCGGCGCCCCGTGCTTCGCCCCCTACATCGCCAGCTCCCTCGGCGAGAAGCTCAGCGTGTACGCGCCGAACGACTACATCCGCATGGACGAGATGCGTAAGAAGGGCATCAAGACGGCCATGGACATGGCCACCTTCGAGATCCTCCCGAAGGAGTCCACCGTCATGGCCGGTCGAGGCCCGGCCTCCATGATCCTCGGCTTCGACGAGATGGCCCACGTCGTCGCCTCCGGCGCCAACCGCTCCGCAGGCGAGGTCTACGACGCCTCCGTCCCCTCCCTCGACCAGTTCGGCAAGGACGGCTTCATCGTCGAACCCAGCTCGCCGTGGGAGATGAGCGGCAAGTTCTACGACAACTGGCTGCGCGCCACCCAGTTCGAGGTCGACGGCACCCCCACCTACCCCTCCGTCATGATGATCCAGCTCCCCAGCTGGGACATCTACCTCGACTGGCAGATCGCCCACGAACTGCCCCTCTTCCCCGAGGGCTTCACCGGCGACAACGGCGAGTACGCCGACTGCGAACCGCCCGGCTTCAAGCCACTCAAGGGCGCCATCCAGAACTACGACGAAGAGATGCGCAAGCTGGAGAAGGCGGACCCCGACACCTTCGCCGTCGAGCGCCGCGCCCAGTGGGCCACCGTCCTGGACGCCTACCTGAATCCGGACAAGGTCGAGGCCGTCTTCGGCCCCTGGTACGAGCGCCCCGCCCAGTACGGAGGCCCGCTCATCCTCCCCACCCAGCAGGGCATCCTCTCCTACGCCTACAAGGGCCACGCCGACCCCAGCTCCGTGAACTGCCGCTTCGGTGTCGCCGTCGCCCACACCGAGGTCGACACCGAAGGCCGCCCCCACGTCGTCTTCGACAAGATCCACTACTTCGACCCGGCCGACTTCCCCGGGCACACCATCGACTACGAGCAGGTCGAGGACTGGATCTGGGACGAGATCATCGCCCCCTACCAGCCCGAGGAATTCACCTTCGACCAATACCAGAGCGTCGGCAGCATCCAGAAACTGGTCAAGAAGGTCGCCCGCACCCGCCTGGCCAAGCCGGTCTCCATCTACGAGCGCACCGCCACCAACGCGATCAACTGGAAGTACGCCGAGACCTTCAAGGCCGCGATCAACATGGGCCTGGTCCACGCCCCCGATCACAACGAGGGCATGCTGGAACTGAAGTTCCTCCAGAAGCCGCCGGGCATCAACCGCGTCGACCACCCCACCGTCGGCCCCGTCCAGACCAAGGACATCGCCGACGCCATCATGATCACCACCTACGCCCTCATCGGCGACTGGATCGCGGGCTACAAGGAGATGCTCAACGCCGCCACACCGACCGGCGTACTCCAGGGCGGCCTGCACGGCACCAGCGCCCGCACCCCCGACATGGCCGCCCCCGACTACGACATGCAGGCACGCCTGGATGCCCTGCGCAGCTTCACCCGCACCCGTACAGGACGCATGGGCTGGGAACAAGGCCTCGGCCGCACAAGGACCGGATATCGCCGCTGACAAGGAAGGGTCGCCTTGCTTGCAAGGAAAGCCACGTGGCACGATGAGCCTGTCTCGTGCATGGGGCTGTTGGATCTTTCCCCGCGTTTGAGGGATTGCCGCAGTCCGGCGGGCGTGCCTTGCGTATTCCGGCGTCAGACCGACCAGGTCGGCCGGGCAGGGTGTGGTGGCGTCTGGCGGGATTGACTACCACTTAAAACGTCGCGCGAGACACTGAGCCCCCCGGCCTGGTACCACCGGGGGGCTCCCTTATGCCCATGTCCTCCACCCCTTCACCGACGTGAAGGGCTGGAGGTGCAGGGGATGACGGACATCAGCGCGACCAGCTTCTTCCGCCAGGCCAGTGCGGCCGACAGTGGCGGCATCGACTTCGAGCACGAGGAGATCGACACCGGCGGCAGCAAGCGCCCCACCAAGATCCACCTGCATGCCGTCGACCCCGACTCCGGCGACCGCATGGGCACCCTCACCTATCACGTACCCCGCCGCAAGGCCGACAAGATCCTCGTCGAGCACCTCGGCACCGAGGAGACCCACCAGGGCAAGGGCGTCGCCTCCGCCCTCATGGACGAGATGCAGCGCCGCCACCCCGCCACCCCCATAGATCACGGCGACCGCACTGACGCGGGCAAGGGCTGGTGGAACAAGTACACCGACGGCAAGACCGTCCGACGCGGACGCACCATGGCCTCTCGTACCACGGCCACCGTCCCAGAGACGTACGCGCGCGGGGAAGGCGAGGACTGGCTGGACCACCAGAACCGCGTCCGGCGCGGCCTGTCTCTCGGTCACCTCACCTACATGCAGGCGCGCGACCACGGCTACAGCGGCGACGCACGCCAGGACACACGCGACGACTGGACCGGCCAGCACACCGAGGGCAAAGGCTGGCAGCCGCTTCCGCCCAATCTCTACCACACCACCACCGACGCCGCCGGAGTCATGGCCCACGGCCTCAAGAGCGGCAACGAACTCGGCCAGAAACGTGGCCACGGCCTGGGCGGCACACCTGAGTGGCTGTCCATGACCGACCGCGAAGACCACGCCCACAGCATGCTCGACGCCCTGCACGAGTACCACGCCCACCTCAACGGCAAGACCACCTACGCCGACCTGCACCGCGCGGCCCAGAACGCCGAGGGCGCCGAGAAGCCCTTCCACGACGCGTTCGAGCAGGGCGTCACCGGCGGCCACAACGACCACGCCAAGGACTCCATCCGGCGCGGCAAACGCCTGGAGCCCGGCTTCGCCTCCTACGACGAGGCCAAGGAGAAGGGCTGGACACCCCACCCGACGCTCCACCGCAACCTCGGAGTCGGCAAGAACGACCAGGAGTTCGGCACCGGCTGGGAACGCGAACCCACCGTTGAGGAACGCCACGATGAGTACGGCGCCTTCTCCCGCGCCCGCCAGTGGTCCGGCAAGGGCAAGCCGTCGATCTTGTTCACCTCCAACGACCGCGAGGAATTCGCCAAGAAAGACCCCTCCAACTTCGCCGTTCTCCACGTCCGCCCCCGGCCCGGTGCCCACGGCTTCCCCATGAAGACCGAGCACGAGTGGCGCACCGGCACCGGCGACGCCGTCGAGGTCCACGGCGAACCCATCCGCCGCCAGGCCGCCGCCACCAAGCTGTGCCCCTGCTGCGGCGGCACCGGCGAGCACGACACTGGCTTCGAGTGCTACCACTGCGACGGCGGCCCCGACGACGCCACCTGCGACGGACGCCTCCTCGACGGCGGCCACAGCAAGACGGCCGCCCTGCGGACGATGCAGCCCGAGGAATACCGGGCCCTCTCCTTCCCTGACCACCCCGGCCGCAGCCTCGACCAGGTCGCCCAGCGCCTTCAGAAGGCCAGCCCCGAGTACTACACCCAGCTCAAAGAGCACGCTGCACAGCACGGCATCCAGACCCCTGTGCTGCTCGACGGCAGCCAGGTGATGGACGGCCACCACCGGCTTTCCGTCGCCCATGAGCTGGGCCTGCCCGTGCCGGTCGGCGACTACAACAACGAGACGCACTACAACCAGGCGATGGACCACCCCCTGGCCAAGGAGTGGTACCGCAAGCGCACCGACCTCGGCGTCCGCCGGATCGCCTTCGCCACCCCTGTCCCGGACAACCGCGAGCCCTACCAGCACGAGCACCCCTGGCTGCCCCGAGACCACTTCTTCGCCCCCGGCGAAAAGGACCTGGACCCGCGCCTGTTCGACGAGAACGATCGCATGCACCCCATCGTCCGCCAGCACATCCTCAGCCTGCTCAACGGCTTCTGGGCGCCCAAGTACGGCGACGCCTGGCAGTCCTGGGCCCGCGTCTACCTCGCCGGATCCGAGGCCAGCCACTTCTACGGCAACGGCGACCTCGACATCCTCATCGGCGTCGACTACGCCCGCGCCCGCGAACACGCCCCAGCCCTCGCCAGCCTCTCCGACGAGGAGATCAGCACCCACCTCACCGACGAGCTGCGCCACGGCCTCAACGACGACGCCCGCATGCTCCCCGGCCCGGACGGCAAAGAGACCGGCCCCTGGGAAAATACTTGGTATGTGAACGAATCGTCGTTCGATATCAGGGCGATCAAGCCGTACGCCGCCTACGACATCACCCGAGACGAATGGGCCGTCAAGCCGGTAGAGGTACCTGACGACTTCGGGCCCGAGAAGCTCCCCGAAAGCACTTGGGACGTGTTCGAAGCAGTGCAGAAGCTGATCGGCGCCATCCGGGAACTTCCCGACGGTGTACGTGAAAGAGAAGGGGCTGCACTGTACGATTACCTCCACACTGACCGCCACAGTGCATTCGGGCCCGAGGGATCGGGCCTCTACGACCCTGCAAACGCCGTCTGGAAAGCTCTCGACAAGGCCCCAGGCCAGCCGCTGCAGCAGCTCATCGACTGGAAGCACGCCCACGACGGCGTGGCCGCCGCCACGGACCAGGAGAAGGCCGCATGACCGAGTTCAACGCCGTCGCGTACTTCCGACAGACTGGAGGCATGGCGGAACAGCCTCGCTACTTCCATGGGACTCGTTATCCCTTCAAGCCCGGGGATCTGATCGAGCCGGGCCGGAAGTCGAACCAGGGGTACGGCCAGGCCAACGACCGGGTCTTCTTCACCCACCGTCCTGAGATCGCCAAGCATTTCGCAGACTCTGCCGACGACCCCGAAGGCCACGAGGGTGCCCGCCCCCGGGTGTATGAGGTCGAGCCGACCGGCCCGCACGAGCTGGACACGGACGAACTGCCCGAAGACGCTGAGCGCGCAGGCTCTCGCCAGAGCCGCCACCCCCTCCGGGTCGTCCAGGAGCACCACTCCACATGGGAGCCGGACGAGGATGATCACTTCGATGCCAGCGAGTTCGAGGACGAAGGGTGCGGGGAGTGCGGCAAGGCCATGACGAAGGAGCCGTGGTGCAAGAACTGTGGTGATCAGCACCACACGGTCTGCTGCGAGGAGGGCGATGAGCAGCACCACACGGCATCAGTTTCGATCACCGCGACCGCGTTCTTCAAGAAGACGCACGATGCCCTCGAAGGAGGCAGCAATGGACGAGCCGACCAGGAAAGCGCCCGAACCGCAGGACAAGGACGGCCACGCCGTCAGCCCGGAGCTGGAGGCGAAGCTGCAGGAGCGGGCCAGGACGCCGCAGGAGGAGCACCTGCCGTGGGAGCCGATCAAGGAGGAGCTGGGCCTGTAGGCCCGCGCCAGGTCTCCTTCCACCCGGCGGCGAAGAAGGAGCTGCTCAAGCTCGACGGCGCCAGCCGCAAGCGCGTCGCCGCCACCATCAACGCCCTGCAGCGCGGCGACGAGGGCCTGCAGACCCACGCCCTGACCCAGCCGCTCAAGGGCTGGAGCTCCACCAAAGCCTCGCGCGGCCACCGCGTCATTCACCGCGACCTCGATGACGGCACCCTGCACATCGGATACATCGGCCTCCACGAGTACGACAAGGCCATCAACCGGCTCTCCTCGCTGACGGACTTCTTCCGCACGGCGGACCTGCGGGAGACTGCTTCCGTGGACGACGATTACCGCATGCAGCACCGGGCTCCCGGCCCGCAGCACGCTCCGCTGCACGACCCGATGACCCACGACGAGTTCGGGCCGTCCGAGACCGTCGACCTCACCCACCTCACTCCTCGCACCTCGGCCCTGCAGCTGACTGAGCCCGAGGAGCGCCTGCTGCAGCGTGAGGCGGCCGCCGTCGCCCACGACCACGGCGTCATGGTCGCCCTCGTCCCGCCGCGCGAGATAGCCGAGCAGCTGGCCATGGCCGACGGGCAGCCGGTCGACGACCTGCACATCACTCTGGCCTACCTGGGCAACGTCGCCGACTACCGCCCTGACCAGCTCGCCCGGCTCCCGAGGGTCGTCGCGGCCTGGGCATCCGGCCAGCGGCCGGTGACCGTCCGGGTCGGCGGAGTCGGCACCTTCAACAACGCCTACAAGGACCAGCACGTCCTGTACGCCGCCATGGACATCCCCGGCGGCGCCCAGGTGCACACCAGCCTCGCCCAGCACCTGGAGAGGCACGGCTACCGGCTCCCCAGCGAGCACGGATGGACGCCCCACATGACCCTGCGGTACGTCGACCGGCACCACCGGTTCATGCCGCAACTGGACGGACACAACTGGGAAGCGACCGAGGTGGTCACCTACCTCTGTGGAGAACGCCACCCGGCCTGCCTCGGCATCCGTCCCACCACCACGCTGTAACGTCCCGCCAGACGTACGGCAGTCAGGAGAACACCGCTGTGACCACCGCCGCCAAGCCCATCCCGGAGCACATCAAGAACGTCCAGAGGGACGCCGATGCGATGGGCTGGGACGTGCAGACCACTCCCACCAGCGTCAAGATCACTCCGCCGAACGCCAAGAAGAACCAGGCGATCACCATCTCGCTGAACCCCCCGCCCGCCCCGCCGCAGATGCAGGCCCAGCTGGCCAAGGGCGGCTTCCTCGCGGCGCTGCAGGCCTGGAGTCGCGAGCAGGACGGCAAGAAGCAGGAGACCGACCAGCCGACCGACGGCAAGCGGATCTGCCCTGAGTGCAAGGCCGACGGCGCGAAGGAGCCCTACACCAGCGACCGCGTCCAGAGCATGGCCGCGCACCGCCGCAAGGCCCACGGCATCCTCGGCAAGAGCGCGGAGGCCGTGCGCCGCCGCGAGCAGCTGGCCGCTGCCAAGAAGGCCGCCGCGAAGAAGGCGGCCCCGAAGAAGCCCGCGCCCAAGGCGGCCGTCCCGACCCAGCGCGCTGAGCCCGAACCCAAGGCCGAGCCCACTGCCGCCCTGCAGGTCAACGTGGACCTCCTGCCCAACCCGGTCGCCGAGGCCGTGAGCACGCTGCTCACCGCCGTCAAGGAGGCCACCGGCGGTACCGACGCTCTCCGCAAGGAGGTCGAGGAGCTGCGCGACTTCCGCAACAAGGTCGTCGAGCTCGTCAATGACGGGACCAAGGCCCCCGTCCACGTCGTGGCCTTTATCCTCGACCTGGCCAACGCCACCGAGGAGCTGTAGTCCGCACCGGCCGAACGCCCCCATCCTTGCAACGCATCTTTGGATGCGTTACGGTGGGGGCGTTCCCTTGTCCAGCAACATGAAGGAGGCGCCCTGTGGCTCCCAAAAAGCATCCGCCGCGCAGGACTCAGGGCGTCAACCCGTACCTGGTCGACATGACCGAGATCCCTCAGACCCCGGCCATCACCGCCGTGCACGAGATCGCCAAGCTGGCCTTCCAGGTCAGCCAGCTCCACGAGTCACTCGGCGAACTCGTCATCGACGGCACCGAGCTCGGCCTGGCCGAAGGCCAGATGCAGAGCCACGTCATCCGCGCCCAGGGCAGGCCCTTCAGCTGGCGCTCCCAGCTGACCAGGATCCTGGAGAGGGATCGCGGGTACGACTCCTCCCAGCCCTGGCGCGAGCGCACCAAGGACATCAGGCCCGAGGAGATCCCCTCCTACCTCAGCCCAGAGTCCGTCGCCGCCATCCGCGAGGGCGTCCAGGCCCTGGCCCGGGTGATCGCGGACGTCGAGGAGGCCCGCAAGAGGGAGTACCCGGCCGTCCACGCCCGCGCCAAGGCAGCCATCGAGGGCGTCTCCGCCAAGGCCAGCTGACAGAACAGCGCCCCCGACAGGGTCCCTGGTCCGGACCGAGTCGGAGGCGCTGCGGCGAGGCCATCCACCCGAACATCCCGCCTAGGAGCACAAGCAGACATGGCCACCATCACCAAGAGTACCCGCATGGGCGGCGCGCTGTCCCGCACCGACTGGGACAAGACCCTCACCGACGGCGGCATCTACCTCCTCGCCGTCGGCGGCTTCTACGTCGGCTACCAGACCCTCTACACCCAGGCCCTGCGCGTCGGCTTCCCCGAGGACCAGGCCGTCGTCGTCGCCGCCCTCGCCGACCTCGCCATCCTGCTGTACTCCCGCAAGGCCGTCCGCGAGGTCAAGGCCGGACGATCCGCCCGCATCATCCGCACCATCGTCGCCCTCTTCTCCCTGGCCACCTTCGCCCTCCAGCTCCGCGCCGCATGGGGCGACACCCTCTCCGTCACCTTCCACGCCCTGCCCCCGGCCGTCTGGATCATCGGCCACGAGATGATGCTGCGCGGCCGCCTGCGCGACGCCAAGGCCGCCCGCCGCACCGCCGAGATCAAAGCAGGCCTGCGCCCCGCCCCCCTGCCACGCATCCGCCGCGCCTGGTGGCTCCTGGACCCGGCCCACACCTTCACCGTCTGGCGCCTGTCCAAGATGTGGGAGAAGGACCCCGCCACCGTCATCCGCCACGAGGCCGCCAAGCGCCAAGCCGAGGGTAAGGACATCCCCCTCGCCTGGCAGGGCTTCCTCCTCGACACCCCGGCCCCGGACGCGCCCGTTCGCCACGAGATCTGCGGCGCCGCCACCCTCTTCACGCCCGAGGTCCCCGAGCTGCCCGCGCCGCCGGTCAGCGCCGTCCTGTACCGACAGTCCAACGACCGCGAAGAAGTCCCGGCCAACGAGGTCGCCGTGTTCCTCCGCACCCTGCCTGTCGCCCCGCTCAAGGGCCGCCCGAAGGACAAGGCCATGGAGTACATCCGCGAGGTCGAGGCGCTCGGCGCCCAGTACGACATCAAGGTCACCGGCAAGCTCCTCGCCGAACTGCTCCAGGTCGACGAGGGCCGCGTCTCCAAGATCCGCAAGGACATGGTCCCCACCCCCTGACCCGCAGTAGCCTGAACAGCAGCAGGGCCCAGGAGAACGTGACGGATCTCCTGGGCCCTGCTGCCGCACTCTCAGAGGGTGTAGGTGTCCCCGTTCAGCTGGTACAGCTCAACAGCCACCCGGCCCAGCAGATCGTCGCTGGCGCCCCGGTTGCACATCTCTCCCAGGTCCACCCGGAACTGCCGGATCGCCGCCGTCGAGGGCGCCCACCCGCCGTCCGTGTCCTCAACCGTCCCCCTGGCACTGGCCAGCAGCGACTCGGCCGCGTCCCACTGCTCGCCGTCGTCCATCCGGCCAGCCCAGTCCGAACACGACCGCGCGCCCGGCGGCACCTCACTCTGCCCGCCGCCGTCCTCGCCGCCCGGATCTCCGCACGCGGTCACGGTGACCGCCAGCACGACGGCCGAGACGATCAAACCCACTCTGCACATCGCTCTCCCCTCCCGCCAAACCCTCCCCGGCCTGGCGGGAGACATTCAACCACCCGCCCCCACCACGAGAAGATGAGCCGCATGACCGCGAAGGCGAAGAAGGCATGGGACGAGCTGAACAAACGTCAGCAGACCTACATGGAAGCCATCTACCACGCCGACCAGGCCGTCGAGGCAGCCCACCGCAAGGAGGCCGCCCGCACCTGGAGTAACACCCCCGCCCGCGTATGGCGCCGCCTGCCCTTCAACGGGCCCTACTCTCACATCGCGCCCGCGCTGCGCCACCACAAGGTCTACGACACCGGCGCCGGAGCCACCCTGGCAGCGCTCCGCGACCGAGGGCTGATCGAGAGCGAGACCTGGACCGGCCTGCTCACCGACCCGGTCTACGTCTGGATCACCCGCGAGGGGCGGGCGGCCGTACGGGCCGGGCTCGGTCTGCAGTCGGCGCGCACCAGCAAGCCCAAGTGGGCCCTGTCGGAGTGGCTCTGGAAGGAACTGGTCAAGGTGGCCGCCGCCGGACCCGAGGGCCTCCAGCGCGGAGGGCTCTATGGCGACTCCCACCTCTATCTCTCCAAGGGACATAAAGGCCGCCGGGGCAACCGCCCCTACGTAGACGGCTCGAACTACCGGTGGGTCACCTACGACGCCTACGTCAGCCTCGGCAGCTCCGAGACGTACAAGAAGTCCGAGCCGGTGTACTACTACATCCTCACCGACGAGGGCCGCGCCCACTACGCCGAATACCTGGAGCAGTACCGCGAGCTGTACCCGGACATCGACGCCCCCGACCTACAGGATCCAGGCGGCCAGGAGGACGAGGAGCAGGACGGAGCCCCAGAAGCCGCCGACCAGTAGCAGGGCAGCGCGGACGTACGGGTGGTGCGGTGTGTGGCGGGTCACGGCGTCCAGTGTGCCCTGGAATCTCCGGCTCCACCGAACGGGCCGGGAAAGGCCGAAGGCCCCCGAACGAGTCAACGGGGGCCTTCGGCTGCTTGGGCGCCTTGAGAGGTGCCTTCAGCGTTGCGATCCTCGCCCTGGGCGGATGGCTGTCTGCAACACCCCGCATCGGCGGGGACAACTGCAAGCAGTCAGCCGGGACATCCCCGCTGACGCGGGGGAATCACCTCACGGCGGCAAGGTGACCGGCCCGGTCCCAGGGCCCGTGCCGGTAAAAAGAACTCTAGCGGCTCCGGGCTGTTGGTGCGGGCGAGTTGGAGAGATTCACTCTGCGGGGTGTCGGCGTCCCCGAAGGAAGGGGTAGCGCACTTCAAGGCCGAGGATGACAGTCGGCGGCCGCTGCAGGTACCGCCCCCACAGCGTCTCGTCCCGGTCCTGGCTGGGGCCGCGAACCGGCGCAGCTGCGGAGCTTTTCGTGGATCCCTCGTAGTTGTTGCAGGCTGCACACAGCAGGCCACGGACGAGTCCGGTGTCGTGGTCGTGGTCTTCGTGGTGCTCGGTACGGCCGGGGAGTATGCCGCACATCGCGCACCGGTTCTGGTGGAAGGCGAGGAGCCGGTCGACGGGGTGCTGGTCAGGGTCGTACGGCGGCACGGGCCAGGACCAGCAGTCGGGTTCGTAGCTCGCCCAGCGCTGCTCCCAGTCGTCCCAGCGCTGCTGGTACGCCCGGCACTCGGGGCAGGTGTCTGCCTCTTCGGGGGTGCGGTGGGCGTGCATGGGACTGGCGCCGAGGGTCTCTTCCAGGTCGCGCTGCATGCGCAGGGCGAGAGGAAGGTCTGTGGGCTGGGGGGTGTCGGTCCAGGTGCCGTCGCCCGCGCGGTGGCGGCGCTTGACGGTCGTGAGGGCGGCGGGCAGGCCGTCGGTGAAGGGAGTCGGGGAGAGGGCGATCTGGTCGGGTGTGACGCGGTCGGGCAGCAGCCGGTTGTCGCCTGCCGCGAGGACGGCGCGCAGCGCGGCGGCGGGGGTGACGTGGGGGTCGAGGCGGGCGCCGCTGCGGGAGGTGATGAGGGGTTCGGTGGGGTCGTCGGTGGGTGAGGGGACGCGGTGGGGGAGGTAGGCGCGGATGGCCCGTTCGAGCTCGCGGCTGATGCGGTAGACCTTGACGCCCTCGCCCTTGGGGAAGGGGGCTCGGACCTGCGGGGGGCGGTTGTCGAGGAGGGGGATGCTGTCGAGGTTGAGGCCGACGATCTGCCGGGGGCGGAAGCCGTCGAGCATGGCGTAGACGAGTGTCTTGTCGCGGTGGCCGTGGCGGGCGCCGCTGGCGGCGTGCAGCCGGGCGAGGAAGGCGATGGCGATGGTCTGGCGGCGGTCGAGGGCGGGGGTACGGGGCAGGTCGGTGGTGCGCAGCCGGGCGGGGTCGAAGGGCATCTCGTCCAGGCGGCCGGTGCGGACGGCGTAGTCGTAGAAGCTGGACAGGGCGCTGAGGCGGCGCATGCGGCTGTGGGCTGAGCCCTTGAGGCGGTCGCGGGCGCGGCGGCTGTGGGTGGCGAAGTCGGCCCAGGTCTGGACGTGGGCCTCGCTGGCGTTCCAGGCGCCGATGCCCATGGCGTCCTCAATGAAGTCGAGCCAGGCGGTGACGTCCTCGCGGTAGCGGGCGGGCGTGGTGCCCTGGAAGGCGCGGTCCTGACGGCCGCGCTGGTGCTCGGTGAGCCACTCTTCCATGACGGCGTAGGGGTCGTCGGCCAAGGTGATCCTCCCCGGATACAGCTTCTTTAGACAATTGCCAAGCCATCACCCTAGATGCCGTCGTGGTGCCCGTGCACGGAACAGTGCGGGGCGGCGCCGCGCGCGCACTTCTCTGAGAGGGGCGTGGCTCGGCGATTGTCTAAAGAAGCTGTATCCGGGGAAAACGCGGTGACACCCGGGGTGGTTCACGAAGGATCGACGGCTGGCGGACCGCGTGGCGGAGAACCCGATCCTCCCACGGCCAGCACGGCGAACGCCAGAAACGCCGCGCCGTATCGTGTGGTCCATGCCCCGGCCTGCGTCAGTTCCTCCCCGACGGCTGACCGCTGCCGATAAGCTCCCTCCATGAGGAGCACCGAGCCCGATCAGCCCGCCGACCCCGCCGACTTCCCTCCCGAAGTGCGGGACGCCCTGCGCAAGAGGAGTGAGCGCGGCCCCGTGGTCGATATGGCCACAGGCGAGCGCGTCGCCGAGGACGGCCGCCTGGTCTCCGACGAGCAGCTGGTCGCCTGTCTCGAATGCGCCCGCGCCATCGCCCTGGGCTGGTGGGGCGCCATCGCACGCCACTTCGGCAATCCCGATGCCCCTGTCTGCGCCCTGTGCGGCGAAGGCGAAGCCACCCTCACCCCCACCCAGTGGTTCGCCCAGGTCACCCAGCTCATGCAGGCTCACATCGCCGCCGGGAAGCACCACAGCTGGCGTGAGGACTCTCTCACGCGCCTCGGCATCGCCAGCCCGGGAGCAGACGGCCGTGGATGACGTCGACCTCCTGCAGCACGCCACCCGCTTGCACAACGAGTGGCAGCACACGGCCTACCTCACCCTCGGCCGTCTGCTCAGCCGTGCTCACCGGGACGGCCTGCCCCCGCTCGAATGGACTGTCCTGCCCCACGGCGCGCTGCGCGGCGAGGTGCCCCACCGCGACTCTCGCGGTGAGGAGTACACCCCGGCGACGGGCCTGGCACTGTACGAGCGCTGGTGTGCCTACCTCGGGCCGGTCAAGCATGAGAAGGACAGGGTCTACTCCTTGCTGGGCAAGACGATCAAGACCGCGCGGGCCAGTGGCGCCCAGCCGTGGATGAAGGACACTCACATCGTCCTCCGCGTCGAGCTACGCGAGGAATGACACCACCGGCGCGGCGATAGTCTGAGCCCACTCCATCCCGCCAAGGAGACGCTCATGAAGCCGCTGTCCGAGGAGGAACCCGTGACAGCCAAAGCACACATCCCCACCCGCATGTGCCCGCACCCCTGGTGCCGCCCCGTCCACGGCGTCACCGCCGCCATGGTCGTCCTCGCCCTGCTCCCCTCCCTGGGGAACATCTGGCTCTGGATCGCCCTGCCCGCGCTCGGCGTCCTCGTGTACGCCCTTGTCCGGCTGCTGGTCGACCGCAACGCCGACCGTGATCAGGAGCACCGCGAGGAGATCGCCGCCCGGGACGGCATTCAGCTCGCCCGCCGGGCCATCCGCCCGGCCTGGGCCCGTGCTGCCGTCACCCTCGACATCCTGCTCCTGTTCGGCTCCGCCGCCGTCCTCGCCTTGACCCTGAGCACCGACCCCAGCCTCCCCGCAGAAGGACTCCAGGCGACCCTGAGCGACCTCCCCCTCTTGCTGCCCCCGCTGGCGCTGATCCTCGTCATCGAGTACTGCCACAAGAAGGCCACGGTCGTTGAGCAGCCCGTCGTCGGCAAGGGGTAGGACGTCAGCGGCCCCGCCGGAGCGCACCATCGGGGGGGGAGGATCGTACGCAGCATCGGCGGGGCCTGGGGAGCGTGTACCCGGGTCTCGTTTGTTCATGCGCGCGCACGACAGACCCCGCTCCTGCGCCACAGAGGAGGGGTGGGGGCGCAAGAGCGGGGTCTGGCTCTGGGGGGTCAGCTCATGGGGACTTGGCGTTCAGCGGTGGTCGCGTCAGCTGGCATTGCATTGCGCGCACGGGATGGAGATGGGCTCCTTGGTTTCGGGGTTGACCATCATGATGGTGCCCAGGCCGTGCAGGCATGCGGGGCAGGGGTGGACGGGGCCGCGCCGGACGCGTTCCTGCTGCATGTGGCTCCACCTCTCAACCAGGTCCGCGTAGCGGGGGTCGATCCATGTGGTTCCGTCCATGTTCCCTCCCGGTGCCGGGTACCGAGTGTATGGCTTTCGGTACCCGGCGTGATGGGTGTTGCGGAATCAGGCGGTGGTGGTGGCCAGGCCGAAGACCTGCGGGGCTGTGCAGGCGCCGTCCTGGTTGCACTCGCTGTGCATGCAGTCGCCGCCCTTGATCTCGGTCTCGGCCTTCATGCCCCACAGGTACTCGTTGGGGGCGTATCCGGCGTTGCGGATGGCCTCGACGGTGTTGTCGAGGGTGGTGGCGTCGCGACGAAGCGTCTCCGGGCCCTCGGGGCGGTGGTGGAGGTAGCGGCCGAGGCCGTGGCACAGCTTGAAGTAGATCTCGGTGTGGAGGATCAGCGCGTGCCAGCCCATGTCGACGACGCGGGAGGGGCGCAGGGCTTTGCCCTTGTTCTTGCCGTTGGCGGCGGCGGCGAGGAACTTGAGGGCCTCGTCCACGATGCTCAGGGCGGTGGCCTGGTCCTCGACGCCCTCGTTGTCGCGGACGACCAGTGCGGCGACGCGGTTGGCCTCGTCCTCGGTGAGCATGTCGAGGGCGGAGGTCTTCAGGGTGGGGGCCTCGGGCGTGATGGTCATGTGCCGGTCCTTCCGTCAGATGGGAAGCCCACGAGGCAGGTACAGGCATGAGGCATGGCGGTACCTGTTGCCCGTGTGTAGCCGGACGGCTACTGGCAGCTCTGACTGTAGTGACATTTTCTCCCCGTGGCTACGGGTTCGCGGGACCTGCTGTCGACGGCCGCAGGTGCCGCCCTAGGGGGCGGAGAGGAGCCCTCATGCCGCCCCGTCAGAAGAAGCCCGTCCGCACCGCCGTCCGCACGCCCGTCTGGCCCGAGCGGGCCTGCCGCGACCTGGTGGCCGGGGAGTTCGCGAACCACTCCTGCGACGTCGTCGAAGGCCACCTGGGTCCGCACGCCTCGCTGTCCGTACCGGCCTCGGTCGAGCAGCGGCTGGCGTGGGAGAACCGCAACCTCGACAAGCTGGAGCCGACGTCGGCCGCTGACCCGTTCGTGAACTCCTCGTGAGCGCCGCAGGAGCCTTCCCGCCGCCCCCTGCGCAGGATCCGGCGTCTGGCCTTCACGACGAGGCCGTGGCGGCGCTGCAGCGCCTGCACAACTACCTCGCCACGGACCGGCCCAAGGCGCTGGCGGCAGGCGCTGCAGGCGGCCAGGACGCAGTCACCGTGGCGATCGTCCTGCTTCAGCGGCTCCCGATGGAGCGGTGAATATGCCGTTGCCTCGTGCCAGTTCCGGCGGATTCCCGGGAAACTGAGAAAATGTCACACGCCCGGGTGCACACTGGTCTCACTCCGGCCGTACGGCTGGAGCGGCAAGGCGACCGCAGGACTCAGGTCGCGCATACGGTGCGTCAGGCTCTGCCGCCGTACGCGCTTCGCGGTCGAGCGCATGTGACAGTGCAAGGCCCCCGCCGCACTCCCCTGTCGGCGGGGGCCTACTGCTGTCCGGTGGGCAGGCGATGAAAGAGGCCGGGCCCCGTGCGGAGGGAACCACCCCTCCCGGGCCCGGCCTCTACCCATTCGGTGTGCCGTGTCTCAGCAGCGCCATCAGAAAACCACAGCGCAGGTACCAGTGCCACCCCTGACCTGCGGAAATCCCTGCTGGCAGGGATTAGTTGTCGAAAATCTCCCCGGACTCCTCGGCCGCCATGCGCTCCAGCTCCTCCTCGAATCGGCGCATGACCGGCCCCTTGCGGGGTTCGACCGGGACGCCGGTCTCCTCCTGGAGGCGGCGAGCCTCGGCCGCCATCTCCGCCTCCTCGCGCAGCAGGATGCGCCACAGGGCAAGGGTGCCGTTCTGGACCTTGTACTGCTTGCCCTGGTAGCGGGCCTGGAACGTCAGCAGGTGCGCGTTCAGCGGACCGGGAACGATGAGGGTCTTCTTCAGGGGGGCGGTCCGGCCTCCCATCATGCCGCCGGGCGGCAGGAGGAAGTTGATCCCGTCGTCCTCCGGCTCCGGCTCCGGCTCGGCGGCAAGGTCGGGAACAGCCTGCAGCTGGCGCTCGGCGGCACGCTTCGCCTCCAGCCGCTCCTTCTCCGCCCGGAGTTTCTCCTGGTGACGGCGCTTCCGAGCCTCGCTCGCGGGCATCAGTCCTCCTGCTCGTAATGGACCTCCAGTCTATCCCGATCAACGGTTCCACGGGTCAACGGTGAGACGGTTTTCTGTCAGGCCGCCATCAGGAACTTGGCCAGGTCGTACACCGGCGAGGCGTCCACGTCGTTGCGGGCCAGGTCGTAGCGGTTCGTCGTCCTGGGGTCGGCATGGCCGAGGAGCCGCTGGACGTTGCGCAGCGGCACCTTGGCGTCCAGCATCAGCGTGGCGCAGGTGTGCCGCAGGCCATGAGGGCTGATCACTTTGATGTGGGCGCCCCGGCAGGAACGGGCGACGATGACGGAGATGCGCCGGTTGGTCAGCCGGGCGCCGTCGGCGCACAGGATCAACGCATCGTCCGGCCTGCGGTTCGGCCGCCGGGCGTGGTGGGCGTCGATCGCCCGCGCGGCCTCGGGCGGCACGACCAGCGTCTGGACCTTCGTCCGTTTGCGGGTGATCTTCAGGGTGCGGTGGCCGCGCGCGCGGCCGTAGTCCTGCACGTTGGCCTTCTCCAGCTCCGACGAGCGCAGGCCCATCCCCAGCAGCACCTCGACGACGGCGGCGTCGACCGGACCGTACTCCCAGGCCACCGCGCGGAGGGCGCGGGCCTCGGCCTTGTCCAGGCCGAGCGTCTGGGACTCGTCGGACACCTCAACGCGGTGCTTCTTGCGGTACGGCGAGCGCCGAATCTCGTACGCCTGCTCGTACTCGTCCAGCCCGTACTCGTACCAGCCGCTCATGGCGCTGAGCGCCTGGTTCACCGAGGAGGGAGCGAGCACCTCCTGCAGGTCGGCCGACCACTGCGCGGAATGCTCCCGGCGGGCCGCCAGCGGGGAGACGCCGTTGTCGAGGGTCCAGTCGAACCAGTTCTCGATGCACCGCTTGTAGGCGGTGCGGGTGTGGGCGTTGCGGTGCTCCAGCAGCCACTGCCGCTCGATCTCCCCGCACACCCGGCGGATGTACGCCTCGTGCTCGTCGAGCAGCAGCGCACCCGCCGGGGCGACGACCAGGTCAGTGGTCATGAGGTGCGTCCGGGGCGTCGAGAGGGAGGGATGGGGATGTGGTAGTAGGTAATCGCGGTGAGGTCGACGGAGATCTCGATCCGGGGTGGCCACGGATCACCTCGCCGTGCCCCTCGTTTGGCGGTACTGACCCTCCACCTGTTGCTGTGGAGCCGTACTCCCCAACCCCTCACCGTAAGGATCTCTCGGAGTAGGTCCCGCAACTCGCGCCGCGCCCGTCTGTCGCTGCACCGGTTGGGCTGGCTCTTGGCGTACGCAGCCACTGCCGCCCGCCGGATGGCCATGTGTGCGACGTCATCCGGCACCAGGGGAGGAAAGTCCTCCACCGGCTTGCGGTAGTGCCGGAGGTTGCGCTTCTCATCCCAGCCGTACTCCGCCAGGTCCTCGGCGGTCACCGCAGCGACTCCAAGGTGACGACGGCCTCAGCCTCGAACAGGGCCTCCATCGCGGCGGCAGTCCGAGGCGCCTGCTGATGGACCTGGTGGTAGATCCAGTGCTCGGCGTGCACCTGGGGGTGGTCGTAGGTGGAGGCCACTTCCTCGTCCAGTCCGTACACCTCGATGGCGCAGGCGTGGTGGGCGAGCTGAGCCAGCTGCTCGGCCGGGAGTAGCCAGGCGATGGCGTCCAGGCCCTGGTCGACGGCTCGGCCGCACACGTCCCGAGCAGCGGTGAACGCCTCCGGGGACCGAGCGAACTGGCCGCCGTCGTGCAGCGTCTTCACTACGGCGGCAACGTGCCGGGGCTCGATGGCGACAGTCTCGCCGAAGTCAGCGACGGTGGTCACAGCTTCCCGTACCTCTCTTCGATCTCGGCCTTGCAGGGCTTGCAGGTGCTGTGGCCGTACGTCCAGGCCGTCTTGTCGAACTGGTCGAGGTCGAGCCAGCGGAAGCACGAGCCGCATAGCTCCTGGCCCTTCGTGGGCGGCCCGGAGTGCAGGCGCCAGCCGGTCTTGCGCTCCTTGCCGGTTGCGGTGGTGCCGGTCTCATGCAGGTTGCGGCGCGCGATCCAGCGGAAGCCGCCCAGGCGCTGGCCGCCGGACGGGTCCCAGACCTTGACCCGGTCGCCGTCCACGCTCCACACGACGAATGGCTTGTGACGCGTCTCGCCCCAGAGGTAGTCCGTCTTGCACGGCACGTACGTCTGCTCCGGCAGCACCTCGAAGGTGGCGGCCTTCGACTCATCGGTCATGCGTCCCACGCCTCCTGGACGATGCAGCAGTCCTCCGGCGAGAGCGCCAGCGGGATAGCAGGGGTGCCGAGGAGCGGCAGTGCGCTGAGGCCCTCCCAGCCGGGCTCGATAGCAAGAGAGCCGCGCAACGCCTTGGCGAAGATCACTCTCTTGACGTCGCCGCGATCGAGGAAGGCAGGCCGATTAGGCCAGTCCTCCAGGACCAGGAGGTCAACGCCAGCCGTGGGACCGTCGGCGTCGAGGACGGTGATCGTGCTGTACGCCCAGTCTTCGGTGGTGGTCATGCCTGCTTGGTCCTCTCGTGCATAAGGGTCACCAGGTCCACCGCATCCCTGCGGCGCTCGTGCAGCTCGTCGTCGGCCGAGCCGGTGTCGGCGGACCAGCGGGTGACCCGTCTCGGGGTGTAGTGCGGACGTTGCCGCGAACCGACGTTCCTCTCCCCGGGCATGTCGTACTTGGTCACGGTTCCGATCACCTCGTCGTCCTCCAGGACCTCGTACGTAGCGACGGCCCACTCGGAGTCTCGCGTCGCGGTCTTCCTGAGTGTGGTCACGAGGAGACCCCCGCTGCGCTCTCCAGGCTCTTTACGGCGTCCTTGCGGGTGTCGTGGCTGATGCCCTTCTCCCTGCTGTTCCCCCAGGAGACGTTCCGGAGAACGCCGTCCCTGCCTCCCGTCATCGTGTGGGATGGCTCCGCGAACTTGGTGACGGTTCCGAGGACCTTGCCGTCACGGACAGCTTCGTAGGTGGCGACGGCGCCGTACTCGGGGCTAGTGGCGATCTTGCGCAGTCGGGTCTTGCTGTCGGCGGGCATCAGGGGCTCCTGCTCATGGCGGTGGCAGTCAACGGACGACATTTTTACATACCCCTCGGGGGTTGCGGTCGATAATGCCAGTTATCGACCGGCCTACAGGCTCAGGAAGCCGTGCTTGCGCAGGAGCGCCGCCACGGCGTCGGGCTCCATGCCGAGGTCGGTGGCGAGTCCTTCCGGGGACCTGGCGGGACGCCCTCGTGAGTACGTGCCGTCGCCCTGCCGCGATTCCAGCCAGCCGTCGCGCTTGAGGAGTTCCAGGGCTCGCACAACTGTCGGCCGGGACATGCCGTACTCCTGCGCCAGCCATGTCTCGCTGGGGATGCGGGTGCCCGGCGGGTACGTGCCCGCCTTGATGTCCTGCTGGAGACGCTGTGCCAGCGCCAGGTACTTCGGTGGGGTCATCTCGTAGGCCATGCGCGCACCCTTGGTCATCAAGTCAACTGGTCAACCAGTCTTTCGGTAACGGAGGTTACCGCAACTATCGAGGTCCGGCAGGCGAACGAAACGGCCCCCTCCGCTGGCTTGGGAGGGGGCCGCTGCTCGCGCCCGCCGTGGGGAATTGCTGCGCCCGGCGTACCGGCGGGTTCCCAGCGTCGGTGTCCGGCGAGCCTGCGGGCCGACGTGGAACCTTCCCCACGGTGGTGCCGTCGCGAGAGGGGCGTGGTCCTGTCCGCCAGGGCATGGAGTCTGTTCCCTCGCGACGGCGCCACCACAGTACCGGCTCAAGGGCGGCGGCACAGCTTCTCCACGACGCCTTCACGCCAGGTACCGCAACCACGTTCGAGCACCCGTCGTTGACGTTGTCGGCGGCATAGTCATGGCCGTTCCACGCCTCGAACGAAGGTTCGATAACGTGGGGCGCAGGAGGAGGGAGGTGGCCCGAGCCGTCCGAGCGCAGGATCGCTCTCACAGAACTGTGTCGACATCAAGAGGTTGAGAAGTTGAGGGTCGCTCAACATGCACTCAACCTGCTCAAACGTTGCACCCGCCCCCTGCTTGGGATAGGTTCCGGATGCCTTGACATTCAACTATCTGCCTCGATGTGTCGTGAGATCGCCCGGCACCCGCCACCGGGCGAATAACACCATCGAGAGAAGTAGGCGATACCTCCCGCACATTTCGAGAGAAAAGGCAGGCAATGAGTGGGGAGTCCATTGCCGAAAATGGTTCAGAATCCCGCCCTGAATCATTTCGGCACGAGTATAGAAAAACCCCGAAGCGTGCATTCCTGATGGGAGCCTGCGGCCTTGTGCTGGGACTCTTCGCCGGGTATTCGATCGGGGCCGAGTCCATTCCCCCGGCCGCGCTGCCGATACCCGGCAGCGCCCGCACTCTTCAGCAGCCCACCGAGGATCTGATCCCCGGTGACGGTACCTTCCTCGTCGGCACCGAGGAGGAACCGGCCGACGTCCAGCCGGGCCTGTACCGGTCCTCGGGCAACGTCACCCCGTGCACCTGGCGCCGAGCCAAGGATGCCACCGGGGAGAGCGACTCCATCATCGCCCGTGACACCTCGCTCGGAGATGCCTACGTCCAGCTCCAGGGCGGGGAGTTCTTCGACAGCACCGACTGCACCACCTGGCGTCGTGTGCCGTCCTTCGCCGAGCACGGCTGAGGGGTGTTGAGGAACGGCCCCGCCTGCCTGATGCTGGAACAGACGACGCCCCGGGCAACTCATCTGCCCGGGGCGTCGCTGTATGCGCGGCCGTTCCGCCCTACGTCAGCCGGTCACGCCGCCGACGAACGCCGACCACGCGGCCGGGGAGACGGTGACGATGGGGCTCTTGGCGACGTCCTTGCTGTCGCGGATGTCGACCGCCGTGACGGCGCCGCCCGCCAGCTCCTTGCGCGTCTCGATGCAGGCCTCGCCGGACCCGCCGCTGTAGGAGGACTTCATCCACGGAGTGGTGCGCTTCTCGGTCATGCTGTACCTCTTCCAATCTCGTTGTCAGCCCACAAGTTGCTTGCGGGCCTCGTGCAAGTATCGACGACTGTCGGCCGGTGACAACGCCTGGCCCTGGAGAGATTCGTATCTGACTCGATATGAACGGACTCGTTCCTCATCGTCGATGAACAAGCCATCTCCGTACCCTTCGCGGAACACCATGTCAACGTTGACGTCGAATGTCAGGATGCTGAACGACCCCGACAGTCCTGAGTGCAGACCGGTATTCATGGGGAGCACCTGGATCTGGACCTGGGTCTCCCCCAGGTTGAGCAGGTGCTGGATCTGGTCTGCGTGAGCCCTCTTGTCGCCCGGCCGGGGCGGCGTCATCACCGCAGCCTCACCGAGGACGGCCCAGATGCGCGGAGGCAGCGGATTCTCGCGCCGCAGGAGGTCCTTTCGGGCCTCGCGCAGCTTGAGCAGGTCCGCCTGACGGCTGCTGTCGACGGGGTGCACCGTCGCATCCGTGCTGATGACGGCCTGGGAGTACTCCTTCGTCTGGAAGAGGCCGTATATGACGTCCGGCTCGAAGACGCGCATGCCCTCGCACAGCCACTCCGCGCTGGCGTAGTCACTGAACGTCGGGCCGGGCGTGTTGTCGAACGTCGTCCAGGGGCCTTTCTGCTTGGCCAGCTTGGCCCACTTCAGCCACCTGTCGATCTCTTCCGGGTCGGTGACCCCGTACAGCTCGGCGTACCGGGGCACCAGATCGGCGCTGACGGCGGCGATCCCTGCCTCGTGCCGGTAGATGGCGGGCACGGACAGCCCCAGCGCTTCCTTGACGGCCTCGACCTTCACCCCGGCGGCCAGGCGGGCGCGCTTGAGCATGTTGCCGAGGATCAGTCGCCTGATCGTCGGCCGTGCGTTGTATGCCACTCATCCTCCCCTGTCGTGGCGCGCTGGGCACAGTCTGCACCCCGGGAGCGGGAGATGACCAACGCCCGTACTGAGGATTATCACCCGGAAGGGCTTGCGTAGATGAGAATTCTCCGCAACGGTGGGTAACAGCCTGCTTGCGCCAGGTACCGCAGAGGCGTGAGCCGGTCTCATCCGCCAACCCTGTCTTGGGAGTTACCTCATGCACTCCCCGCCTCACCAGGGGCCGCCACCCCTGGGCAATCTGCGCCACATGCGCTACCGCGAGTTCTATCCGCTGCGGGACCAGAGCGTTCCGCAGGCCCGGCATGAGTTCCGCGCCGCCGCCTTCCGCAGCGACCTGGACGGCGGCGTCGCCGAAGCAGCCGAGATCTGCTTGTCGGAGCTGGCCAGCAACGCCGTACAGCACGCCGACGACCCCCGGCCTCGCCGCTGGTTCCATGTCAGCTGCAACGTCCTGGGCGTGTACCGCCGGTACCTGCTGATCGGCGTGCACGACGTCGACAGCGGGCACATCCCCCGGATGCCCCGCGTCCCGGTTGACCCCCTCGACGCCTTCGATGACGAGTCCGAGTCCGGGCGCGGGCTGTTGCTCGTCGCCGGACTGGCCACCGCCGTCCGCATCGAACACGGCCCCGGCGTCAACGGCAAGACGATCTGGTGCCGGTTCGACCTCCCCGTCGGTCCTCCCACGCTCGGCAACCGGCTTGTGCCCCTCTCCCGCCAGGCCAAGCCCTCCTCCCCCGTCGTCTGACGGAAACCCCGCACCCCCACCCTTGTAACGCATCTCGATATGCGTTACGGTGGGGGTGCTGTTCGTCGGAGTTGTTTACATCTCGCGCCGCCGACCGCCATTGGCAGGCGCGTAGCGTAAACGGCCCGTCAGTAAGGATTCCCGCCAGTCCTTCACCGTCAGGAGCGTCCTTTATGGACCCCGTTTCCCTTGATCAGCTTTTCCATGAGCTGCGTTCCGTGGAGGCGGAAACCGCCACCGTCTCCGCCGCCGATCTGACGCCCGGTTATGTCATCGCCTCCGGCGTGATGGACCGTCACGTCATCGCCGGAAAGCCGACGTCGGATTCCGTCTCCCGCACTCTCTCTTTCCCGGCCCGCCACCTCCACGGCGGCCACACCGTCCCGTACGTCGTCGGCGAGCGCGCCCAGGTGCGCGTCTACGCCGCCCGCGTCGGCGCGTCGACCGTCCGCGAGGTACCCGAGGTCCCGGTGTGCGTCATCCCCGACGCTCCGGCCGTCGGGGACCGCGTCGTCCTCCAGCCCTACGTCGCCCACGCCCTCGGCGTCGCCGACGTCCGGGAGTTCACCGGCCAGCACTGGGAGACCCTTCGGCCCAGCGGCGCCGACCCCATGTCCGTGACCGTCATGCGCGACATGGTGCGACCGTCCTCCGTCGGCACCCTCACCGGCTGGTACGTCTACCTGCCCGCCGGTCAGCGCCCGTACCTGTACGCCGACGGCCGCCCGGTGCCCGCGCGGGGCATCGACGGGCTGACCGAGGGCGATGTCATGCTCGTCCCCGGCGGAGGCCGCCTTCAGGTCGAGGGCATCACCCGGCACGCCGACGGCTTCAGCCTGCGCCTGCGCGTACTGGTGCCGTCCCGGCACGAGATGCGCCACCTGACCTGGGCCAGCGAGGCCGGTGACCTCGTCGAACACCACGACTCGGGCCTGCGGGGCTACCTGTACCCCACCGAGATGCGAGCCGCCGAGCTGACCGCAAAGGCCGCCTGACCTGCGCCTTTAAACAGACTGACCCAACGGCTTGACGAACGCATCTCAAGATGCGCTAGGGTGGGGCCCGTTGAAGTCATTCCCGCCAAGGAGAACGCCATGACCACCACCGAAACCATCGACCCGCGCACCCTCACCGACCGACTCGGCCGCGAGATCTTCGAGTCCCTCTTCCCGCACGGCGGCCCGGAGATGGGCGCGCACCGCGCCGACCGCCAGGTGCCCGAGGAAGTCCGCCTGCCGAAGGTCGAGGGACCGCAGGGCGTCAAGGTCGACGACATCGTCCTCGTGGTCGACAACGAGTCCTGGACCAGCACCCTGGACCGCTTCAGCGCCCGCGAGGCCCTCAAGCACCACGGAACCTGGATCGGCCGGGTCCGCAAGGTCAGCCCCAAGTCGATCGTCGTCGACCACGTCCGCGAGCCGCGCCGCCACAGCTTCAGCGCCGACCTCGACGACTTCGGCTCGCCTGCCCACAAGGACAACGGCGAGCGCCTGATGTTCAGCCACGCCACTCGGGAGATCGGCCGCATCGGCACGCTGGCCGAGCTGCGCGAGAAGATCGCCGCCCACCCGAAGCTGGACGAGTGGCGCACCGCGCGCGCCGCCGCCATCGACGTCGCCCAGGCGGAGAACGCCAAGGCCAAGGCCAACCGCGAGGCCAAGGAGGCCCGCCTGACGACGGTGAAGGCGGCCATCGCCGGACTCAACGAGATCGCGGGCGAGCCCCTGGTCGAGCCGCTGACCTTCAGCGACACCGTCGTCGGGGTGACCCGATGGCTGCATGAGGGCGACTTCCGTCGGCTGCGCGTCTACCTCACCGGACTCCACGCCCTCGGTCAGCTCACCGGCGCCCAGCACGAGCAGGCCCTGAAGCACCTGGACACGATCATCGCGTACGCCAAGGGGGAGAAGTGAGCGCCCCGCGCGCCTGCCACTCCTGCGGCCACGACTCGGCGTTCGTCCGGCGGGTGCGCTGCGGTCGCTGCGGCGACCAGGTACACCCGACGTGCCGGGACATCACCGGAACCTGCTACCAGTGCCGTTACCGGCAGGCCCATGCGAACGGCATCGTCGGCGACATGCTGCCGCCGGGCCAGGCCGGGGAGGAACCGTTCAAGGGCAACCAGCCCACCACCGTTGCCGAGGGGCAGCCGCTGCCGAAGCTGGCCACCTACCAGAACCCGTTCGGCGCCAGCGCCAACGCCCTGCGTATCGCCACTGCCGCTCTCTACGCCGGGTGGCACGTCGAGGGCTGGGAGAGCGGCAGCGACCGCGTCATGCTGCGGAAGAAGGGCCGGGGCTACCTCCGTCTCACCTTCACCTGCACCGGCCGCCTCATCCGCGCCGACACCCAGCGGCTGTACCTCACCCCCAACACCAACCGCGTCCTTGAGTACCTGGAGGCGCCAAAGTGACCATGCCGCGTAAGAACCCGCCCGCGCCGGGCAAGTACTGCGACGCCACGAGGACCCGATATCCGGCCCCGTGCAATGACCCCGCCGTGTGGATCGTCTTCTATGCCCACAAGCGCACCGGCGAGAAGAAGCAGAAGAACGCGTGTGGTGGCCACCTGAACAAGTTGCTGGCCGACCTCGTGCCGGAGGCCGAGTACTCGCGCGAGATGTTCCGCGTTATCCCGTGGGCCACTGCCCTTGCGGAGTACGACAAACGGACGACCACCACGGCAACCACCGCATGACCACTGAGCAGCAGGAGAGCAGGAACATGAGTGGATTCCCCAGCGGCAAGCCTGCCGAGCGCTTCACGGGCGCGGGCGCCTATGGGCGTCCCGGGCAGTACGGGAGGGCGCTGCCCGATGACAGCGACATCACGAGCGCGTCCGTTGCGGACCTGGTCGTGACGTTCTGCTCGGTCATGGAGAGCATGCATCGGACGAACAACACGTCGTCGCTGGCGGACCTCGGCCGGTATGCCGGTCGGCTCTGGTGGGAGATGACCGGCCGAGGCGTCGAGTTCAAGTGACCGGCGAGACCTGCGGCGCCGAGCACCCGGAGAAGCCCGGCACGCTGTGCACCCGCGAGCCGCACCACAACCAGGGCTTCCACGCCGAGCGCCACACCCGCACCATCTGGCCCGCCGACCCGCTGCCCGCTGTGCAGGGCAGCGGCCGGGCTGCCCTCGCCGCCATCGCGGCCCGCACCACCCGACACCACCACACCGGCCCCGCCAGCGAGGCCGTCACCACCTGGAGAGACCGCCATGGGGACTGACACCGAGAAGATCAACGTCACCCGCGACGACATCCTGACCGCACTGGCGAGATACCCCGACAGCCTGCGGACCGTCGCCGACGTCGCCCGTGAGGTCGTCACCCGCATCTACAACGTCGAGAAGGTCTACGACGGCAAGAGCGCCATGTGGCACGTGCACCAGGCCAACCTCAAGCGCCTGCTGGCCGACATGGTCGCCGACGGCACGCTCATCCGGCGCACGGGCGAGGAGTGGTGGGAGCGCGGGGCGCCGACCTGGCGCGGCCGTGCGAACGGCCACTACTACGTGCTGCCGGAGCAGGCCCGGGTGTGGCAGGAGGAGGCCGACCAGAAGCGGGATGCGGCGCTCCAGGAGGCGGCCGAGGAGCACGCCCGGCGCGTGCTGGCCGAGCGGCACCCGGAGGAGTTCGCCGACCTCGTCCGTGCCTACCGCGAGGAGCACGGCGTGGCCGTCGAGGGGGCGGGCCGGTGATCAGCGACCTGCACACGTCCGAGCCTCTGCCCGAGCTGCACCTGAACGCGCTGAACATGAACGTCGGCTCGTTGACCGGCTGGGCCCGTCAGGGCCTGGTCGACTTCGACCCGCCGTATCAGCGTCAGCCGGTGTGGGGCATCCGTCGGCGTCAGCGGCTGATCAAGTCGCTGCTGATGGGGCTGCCCGTCGGCGCGATCACGGTCAACCGTCGTGATCACTCCGGCTTCCGGGCGCCGGGGTACGTCCCGGGAGAGTCGGCGCCGTTCGCCGTCATCGACGGCAAGCAGCGCTGGCAGACGCTGGTGATGTTCGGGAAGGACGAGTTCCCCGTGCCGCGCTCCTGGTTCGATGAGCGGGCCCTGAGCGCCGTGTACGAGGAGGACGCCGACGGCGGGCAGTGGGTGCGTTACTCCATGCTCGACCTGCGCGGACAGACGCAGATCGACATGGCCGCGCTGCCCTTCAACGAGGCCCGGGTCGACTCGATCGAGGCGGAAGAGGAGGTGTTCCGCCTGCTCAACACGGGTGGGCTGCTCCAGGGTGAGGCGGACGAGGACAGGTGAGCGGCGGCAGGGGTGTCAGTCCCCCGGCGTACGGTGGCGCTGAGCGTGAATGCTCGGCGCCGCTGGCGTTTCAACCCCCGCTAGACAGCGCATCTTGAGATGCGCTACGGTGGGGCCATCATCCCGCCAAGGAGAGCCGAATGACGAACATGCCGACTCTGGCCGAGACCCTCTCGGTTCGGCCCGAGCAGCTGACCGACCTCACCCCGGTCGAGATCGACCGCTACAACGCCGTGCTCTGGGCCGAGTTCAGCCGCCTGAGCGACGCCATCGACAAGGCGAGCGACGGCCTGTACAGGGCGCTGCTGCTGTCGAAGAAGAGCGTGCGGCGCGGGCGCGGCTACTCCCAGGTCTGGCCGATCAGCCTGCCGGAGGCCGAGCGCATGGCCGCCGAGCACCTGGAGACCGGCTGCGAGCCGGATCAGACGACCAAGCTCCAGAGCGGCCTAACGCGTGACGGCGCGTACGCCGCCCAGCTCCGCAAGGCCGTCGACCGGCTCGCCGCCCTGCGCGCCGAGTGGAAGGGTCTGGAGGACGGCCCGGAGGCCGTTCTGAACGGCGAGTTCGAGCGCCGGGGCGGCTGGTCGCGCATGTACCTGTGCCTCTCCGACGGCGGGCACATCCACAAGGGCCGCCAGTGCCCGAGCATCCGGCCCAGCACCGAGCTGGCGTGGCTGCCGGAGGTCTCCGGCATGGAGTGGCGCGAGGCGTTCAAGGCGCTCCCCCCGAACCTGGCCGCCGGTAGCCCGGCGATCATGTGCACGAAGTGCTACCCGGACGCCCCGGTCGAGTGGACCGTGAAGGCGGCCGACCCGAAGGAGTGCCCCGGCTCCCGGCAGTACGCCAAGCTGATGGACCAGCGCATGACCAACCGCGTCCACCGCTGGGCCGAGTGCCACGTGTGCGGGAAGAAGGGCGTCGCGGTGACGCCGAACGGCAACCTTCGCAAGCACGACCGGCCCGAGGGCGGCGAGGAGTCCAAGCCCGAGCCCCCCGCGCCCGAGGCCCCGGCCGCCCCCGCGCCGCAGGACGACAACCGGCTCCTCGTCATCGAGCGCACGCCGCTCCAGACGCCCCCGGCCGCCGAGGAGCCCCCTGCCCCGGCCGAGGAGACCCCCAAGGGCGACCCGGGCGGCGTACCGACCGTGACCGCCGTGGTCAAGTTCCTCTCGGCCGCCGGGTTCCAACACTCCCGGTACGTCGACAACGCCGATCGCGTCTCCTCCGGCGCGCGGGTCCAGGAGGACCGCAGCGGCGTGGTACGGGTGACGTGGCGCGAGGGCTTCGAGGACTACGTGCGCCGCATGCATGCGCTCGGGATCCAGGACGTCACGGACATGCCCAGGCACCCGGAAGAGACGGCCTTCCTTCAGGCGTACGCCGAGGCCCTCGCGCCGCGCTACCGCGTTGAGGTGTCGCACGGCGCGGTGTACGTGCACCGCCGTGAGGAACTGCCCGTGCGCCCGCCGAAGGTCCCCCGGGCCGTCACCGTCCGCAAGGCGCTAGCCGCCGCCGGGATCACGGGAAAGATCAGCGCCCCTTACAGCGTGGTGGACCAGCCCGATCACACCCGCGTGGCCGTCATCGACGACGCCAACCTTGACGCTGTCCGCGAGGCGCTCGCGGCCGAGGGCTGGGCCTTCACGGAGGGCGAGAACTGGCAGCACTTCTACATCAAGATCACCGGCGCGACGCCGGACCAGGCCGCCCGACGGCGCAAGCTGCGCCAGGAGCGGGCGAAGCGCGCCGCCGCCAAGCCCGACACGGAGCCGCAGGCCGCCGAGGAGGAGACCGAAAAGCAGCGTGCGCCCCTCGGCGCCTACGTGGCATGGGCCGAGGGCCCCCAGGAGCGCACCGAGCACGGCTACATGGTCGGCGCGCGCGACGGTGACGCCCTTGTCCTGGGTCTCGACGGCGAGTTCCGCCAGATGCCCGCCAACATCCCGGAGGAGGAGCCCGAGCCCGCCCCGTACGCGTACGACAGCAAGGGGCGCCGCTGGCAGCAGGGGCAGCGCGCCGTTTTCAAGAGCAGGGACCTGTTCCTGTACAGCGGGGAGATCGCCGGGTTCGGCAAGCGGGACGGCGAGCCGACGGCGACCGTCCTCGTGGACACCCGCCAGGCTGCCCCCGCCTCCCGGCCCGTCAAGGGCATGCCGAACGCGCCGGGCAAGGCCCGGCCGATCAGCCCGCCCGAGGAGTGGGTGCTGCCCCTGACCGAACTGAAGCCCGCCCGACCTGCGTAAACAGCAGTTCGCCCCCACGAGTAGACAGCGCATCTTGAGATGCGCTACCGTGGGAGCACCCCACCGGGAAACCCGGAAAGGGGACCACCACTCCCGCCTAGGAGAACAGACGATGAACACCACGACCGCCCCGCTCTTCCGAGTCCGTGACGTCTTCGTCGGCTACACCGCCGACAACAAGCGCGTTCACATCGACGCCGAACTTCGCACCGATGGTGGCCAGTGGCAGACCGTCGACCACGCCACCGTGCACGCACCGGTGATGCTCTCCGCCACCCACACCACCTACAAGGGCAGGAAGAACATCGAGCGGAACCTGGAGGGCTCGGGCGCCGGTTACCGCGACGTCCTCCGCGTGGTCCGCCCCGCCCCCGGCTACACCCTCGCCGAGGTGCACGAGCTGGGCCGGATCGGCGAGCGCTGGCACCTGAACACCATGCGGGCCGGGTGTGCGCACATGGAGCTGCCCGCCGACACCTCATATGACGCCCGCAAGCACATCACCTGCCCCAAGACCGGCTACAAGTACGGTTCCGCCTGGCTCACGGAGGTTCTGCCGCAGGAGGTCGCCGACCGGTTCCAGGAGCTGGCCAGCAAGGGCACGAGCCACCCGCAGGAGGACTGAGTACAGCCGCCCCGGCCCCGCCTCACGGCGGGGCGGTGGACCGAGCTGGGTTCGATGCCCGGCCGGGGCACTCCAGCACCATCCCGCCTACACCACGAGGAGCACCACGTGAGCGCCTTCGCCTACCTGACCCCCGCCGAAGCTGTCGCCGCCGCCCAGCCCGGCGCCCCCGCGCACCTGAACATTCGGGGCCTGCTGGCCATGGACGCCGACAACATCCCCGACCTGATCACCCGCACCCGCTCCGGCCAGGCCCGCAAGCCGGAGGGTGGAGATGGGCAGCGTGCACACGCCTACCTGGCCCGCTTCAAGAAGGTCGCCCGAGTCGAGTGGGCCCAGGACGCCGACCCCGGTACGATCGAGGTCTTTTACGCCGACGGCACGTCGGCCTACCTGCACCGCATCGACCTGCTGTGTGTCGAGCGGCCGATTCCCACGCCCGAGGTGCCCGGAATCGTGTACGAGGTGCTCGACGTCGAGCCGGACGAGGAGACGGGCCTTTCGGTCTGGCCGTACTTCGCCGACGGCCGGATGATCGGCCGCGTCGAGGAGACCGAGAAGGGTTACGTGCCCGTACGCACGGACTCCCTGGGGGTCGAGACGCAGCGCTTCGACGAGGACGCGTTCCGCGCGGGCGCCCTGGACACCATCCGCCGCCACTTCGAGACCTCGAACGGCCTCACGCGCTCCTGAGTTCCACAGCCCCGGCCCGCTCCCGCGAGGGGGCGTGGCGGCCCGAGGCCGGTTCGACTCCGGCCCGGGGCGCTCAGCACCACCCACAACCGCCACGAGGGGACCCCATGGCCGAGCGCCGCACCCGAGTCAGCAAGAGGACCGCCAACAAGGCCGCCGCCGAGGTGGCCGCCCTGCTCGGCACCCTGGAGCGCTGGCAGAAGAGCCACCCTGACGCAGCCGACTACCGCGTAACCGAGTCTCTTCAGCACCTGCGCCGCGTTTCCGTCCTTGTGCGCTACCTGGTCGAGGACATCGACCCCGAGGGAGACGCCGCCCGCGCGCAGCTCCGCCAGCGTGACAAGAAGCGCGAGGAGCGTTCCGCCCACGAGATGGCGGGCGCCGTCTGGAACGACCTGAACACCCTCCCCCGCGTGGCCGACGTCTCCCCGGCGACCGCTGGCAACACCTACACCGCGCCGACGGCGCTCCTGTTCCACTACGCCAGCCGAGACGTGCGCCTGACCCGCAACGAGCACGGCACCGTGTTCGCCACGATCGCCGACGGGCCGGGGGAGGGCCGGGCCTGGGACGGCAACACCGCCGAGGAGGCCGTCAAGGCCATGGTCCGGGACCTGTACGGCGTCCCGTGCGCCCACGAGTACGGCACCGGCCGCGACTCCTGCCCCGGCTGCGACGCCACCGAAGAGGACTTCGAGAACCGTTACGCCGGGGCTCTGGTTCCCCTGTCCGCCAACCCGATCGGCTGAGCACGACGGCCCCGGCCCCGCCCGCCGCCGACCGGGCGGGGCACGGTCCGAGGCAGGTTCGATGCCTGCCCGGGGCACTCCACCACCCGCCAGACCCGAGGGGGAGAAGTGATCACCCGATACACCCACCGCGACCCGATGCCGGGCGCGCTGCTGCACGCTATGTCCAGCCTGGGCCACGTCGGCGCCACGGTCGGCCCGCAGGACGCCTACCGGGACGCCGACGGACACCACCTGATCGCCCGCCGGGGACCGGTCGTCGTGCACGCCGTGCTCGCCCTGGACCACCACGCCGACGGTGTCGCCTGGGCCGACGGTGACATGACCTGGACGGTCACCCGCGACGGCGTGTCCGTGGACATTGAGCGCTGGCCCCACGTGGTCACGTACGTCCGGGACGCCGACCCCGCCGAGGGCGCGCCCCTCCAGTGGCCCGCCGCCGGTGAGCGCGTGACCCTGCGGGACGTCCGCAGCGCCCGGGGGCGCAGCTACACGGGCCATGTGGTCTCCACGCCCGCCGACGGTGAGGCGTACCTGAGCGTCGAATACGCCCCCGACGAGTACGACGCCACCGTGCATCACTTCCGCTTCCGTGACGGCGAGTGGATGTGGGAGTACGCCCCCGAGGAGGTCACCCCGTGATCCCGTTCATCCCGCCCGCGTCCGCGCTCCCCGTCGTCCACGGGCCCGCCCCGGCGCCGCCGGAGCCCGACCCCGACGGCTACCCCAAGCGGAGCATCTGCGAGCACTGCGGGGACGTCATTGAGCTGGCCGCCGACGGCGCCGCCTGGACCCGGGGCAACCTGCTCGGGGGCGACGACCCCGAGTGCCCCCAGGCGCCCAACCCCGACGACGGACCGATGCCCGGCCACGCGCCGGGGGTCGTCCTCCACCCGCCGAGGAGGTGACCGGATGAGCCACCCGCGCCGACCGCGCCGACCCAAGAGACCGCGCACCCGGTAGGAGGAGTCATGCAGTTCACGCGCCGCGCCTGGGGTTACCTGGCGATCACAACGGTACTGCCTATCGGGGCGTTCGATGTGGTCTGCCTGGCGACGAACCTGAAGACGTGGGGTGATTTCGGCCAGGCCGTTCTGGCTGCCGTTGTCACGGCCGCAGCAGCACACGCGGTATGCATCGCGTACGACCGCAGGAGAGGGGCCGCCTAGACGACAGCCGACGGCGGGAGTTCAGCAGGCAGGAGCAGGGCCAGGAGCCCGGGTTCCTGCCTGCTGGCATGTCTGGGGAAATTCGTGCGGCCAATCGCTTGACTAACGCATCTCAAGATGCGCTAGGGTGGGGTCGTTCCCGCCGAACGCCGCCACACAAGGAGGGCCACATGGCCGCCAAGAACTACAGTGACACGATGATTCGCGCGATGCTGAACGCGCTGACCCATCAGGACAGCGACGGCCGTTACCAGGTCCTCACCCGGGGCCGCACCCTGGGGGCGCTGGATGCTCGCGGCGCCGTCGAGAGCGAGGAGATCCGCGACAACTACGGCCGCCCGGTGACGCTCTGGTACCTCACCCCGGCCGCCGTCACCACGCTGCGCAACGGCCTGGTGCTCATGATGGGCGGTTCCACCAGCGACGCGACCAAGACGCATCGCGAGTTCGTCCGCTCCGGCTGGCGCGAGGCCGAGGCCGCCGCCCGGCTCATCCTCGGCGACATCACGGGCGCCGAGGCCGTTACCACCGCTCAGGGCAGCCGCCCCCACCACCAGCACTACAGCGCCAACGACGCCGTTTCTTACCTGGCCAACGCGCTCAGCAACGGCCAGCACGTGGCCGAGTGCGACACCGGCATCGACGGCAACGAGCCCGCCGGGCGGCTCGTTGTCCACCTGGGCGGCGCCGTGGGCGCCGAGACGGTTTTCCACATCAAGCGCCCCGTCGCTGAGGAGGACGACCGCGCCGACCGCGAGCGCACCATGTCCCTGATCGCCGAGCGGGTCGGCGCCGACTACGTCCAGGTGTCCACGGTCCTGGCGAGCGGCCTGGAGGCCCGTTCCGACGTCGACCGTGCTCACGCGCTGGACGTGGCGCGTGGAGAGCTGGCCTGCGGGGCCGACCTGTCCACCTCGGGCCCCGGGTATGCGGTCCTCAAGCGCCGGGGGCGCACCACAACCCTGCGCGCCCTGGAAGGGGCCGAGGGCTCGCCCGTCGTCGACATCCCGGCCGAGGAGCCCCAGCCCGTCGCGGACGGCGACCACATGGAGGAGATCCGGCCGCAGGGCCGCTACATCCGCTACACCGGCGCGCTTGGGCGCGGCTGGGCCCGGCGGGTGTGCGAGGACAATGCCGCTTCCGTCCGCGAGGAGATCGCCCGTGCCCGCCGCGCGGGGCGATCTCCTCGCGGACAGGACGGAAGCGTGATCCGCGTGGAGGACGCCGGAGTCGTGGACCCCAGCTTCGAGCACGCCGGGGCGCCCTGCCCCGCCTGGTTCGTGCCGGTGTACTCCGAGGAGCAGCACGACCGCGCCGACGCTCCGGCCGCTGTCGAGGTGCTCGCCGACGCCTACCGTGTCGAGGTGCTCGCCGACGACGGAGAGACCGTGCAGGGTTCGCGCGAGGTCGACCGCGCCGAGGCTCGGGGGATCGTGGAGGCCGCCGAGGGTCGCGCCACGATGACGCCGGAGGGTGTCATCACGGCGGAGGCGGTCCCGTCCTACGTGGGCAGCGCTACGCACCGCCTGACCCCGCTGGCCGTCGATGCGGCTGAGGAGGCCACGCCGATTGGCGAGATGGGCACGGACGAGCTGCTGACCGTGCTGCGTGAGGAGGCGCCCGGCCTGCCCGCCGGGAGCCGGTTCGCCCGCGCCTGGGCCGCCATGGACGAGACCCTGACCGCTGGGGGCATCGAGTGCCTGCCCGCGCCGTGGGACGGCTACGGCGAGACGCACGTGCCCGAGGACGCCGACGCCGACACCCGTGCGAACCTGACGGCCCGGTTCATGCCGCAGGACCCGCAGGACGAGAACACGCGCCCGTGCGTGGGGGTGGGCGGGGCGCAGGTGTACGTCCACCGTGAGAACGGGCGACTCGTGGTGTCGGTCGACCTGGACGAGGCGAAGCCCGAGGAGACCAACGACGACGGCACGGTGCCCATGGTGATCACGGTGCAGGGCCAGGAGGTGTTCAGCGGCTAGCGGGCCGGACAGCCGGGCGGGGCATGCTCCCCGCCCGGCTGTCGACATGGGCACTCCGGGAAACTTGGCAACGCATCTCGACATGCGCTACGGTGGGCACCCCCGCCAGGCAGAGCACGAGGAGCACACGATGACCGACAAGATCAAGCCGCTCACCCTCCACTTCGAGACCTCCCCCTGCGGCCGTTGCGGCGGTAGCGGGATGTTCGGCCCCAAGAGCGTCAAGGGCGGTGTCTGCTTCACGTGCAGTGGTAACGGCAAGCTGCTCACCCGCCGGGGCAAGACCGCCCGCAACCGGTATGACTCCCTGCTCGTGGAGCGCCTGGGGCGTCGGGTGTGGGAGCTGGCTGAGGGTGACGTGGTGTGGTCGCACTACTCCGCCTGGGCCGGGTTCACCCCCTACGACTCCCCCAAGGCGTGGCGCACGGTCAAGTCGGCCACGTACACCCCTGAGAGCGGCTCGGCGCAGATCATCAAGAACGATGACGGCACCGAGGAGCGCATTCCGCACGCCGAGGGGCGCGTGGTCTTCGTGGCCCCCGAGGGTAAGGCCGAGCGCAGCGTAGGTGTGGCCTCCACCCCCGAATACTTCGAAACGTGGCTGTTCCCCGTGTACGACCGCGCGGTCGTCGAGGAGATCATGCGGCACGTCGCCGCGAAGTGCACCGGCGCCTGGCTGGACGGCGAGGAGCCCCCGGCGCGCCCCGTGCGCAAGCCGCGCAAGCCCAAGACGGAAGAGCCCGTGAAAGAGGAGCCCAAGCCGCTCGCCGCCAACGTGTACCCGGGCGAGTGCCGCAAGTGCGGCGGGCACGTCGAAGCCAAGGCGGGCGAGCGCGAGCGCGTTGACGGCCGCTGGGAGGTCCAGCACAAGGACGGGGAGTGCCAGGAGCGCCCGGCCGTCGAGGAGCCCCTGACGCTGGCCGAGGTGCTCGGGGATGACGTGCTGGGTCGCCGCACCTTGAACGCGCTGCGCGCCAAGGGGGTTGAGACGGTGGCCGACGTCCGCGCCAAGGGGGTTGCCTGGATCCTCGACTGGACCGGAGTCGGCACTAAGGGCATCAACCGTCTCGCCGAGCGTCTCGGTCTTGACGACCCCCAGGGGCCCCAGGAGCCCGCCAAGGAGACGCCCGCCGAGGAGACGCCGCAGCGCGAGGAGCGCCCGGCCATGGCGAACAAGTTCGGCGGACGCTGCGCCGACTGTGACGTCTGGGTGGAGGCGGGCGAGGGCGTGCGCGTCAACAGCCTTGGCCGCTGGATCACCCGCCACAAGGACGGCGAGTGCGTCAAGGACACCACGGTGAAGGTGACCGAAGAGGGCCTGTACCGGATCCCCGGCGGCGCCACCCCGCACGCCGACGTGTTCCGCGTCCGGCTGTCGGAGCGCTCCGGCCGCCTGTACGCCGAGCGGTTCGTGCCCCACACCGAGGAGGGCGGCGGCGCCCGGTTCGTGTACGACCCGGCCGCCGTCTACCGGCTGGAGCCCGCCCACCGCATGACGGCCGAGGAGGCCGCCGACATCGGCCGGAAGCTCCACACCTGCATGCAGTGCGGCGAACACCTGACCGACCCCAAGAGCATCGCCCGGGGCATCGGCCCCGTCTGCGCCAAGAAGGTCTGACCCCCTGCACCACCACGGCGCCCGGTACGACCGCCGGGCGCCCACCCGACCACGACCACACCAGAAAGGGCACAGATCATGAGCAGTGCGCCGACCGCCCAGACGCCCGCCCGCCGCCCGTACAACGCCGCCAACGTCGCCTACGTCGACCAGGGCACCGTCATCACCGCCGTGTGGGTGTCCGACCCCGCCATCGACCCGGCGGAAGCGCTGGACAAGATCCTTCACCGTGACCTGCCGTACGAGGTGGAGGAGATCGCGGAGGCGACGCGCTTCTACAAGAGCGAGGGGGCCACGTTCTCCGGCTGGATCATCCGCCAGGCCAGCAACGGCAACCACAGCACCGAGCCCATCGCCAACAAGCGCGCCGCCATGAAGGAGCTGCGCGGCTGGGTCGAGGGCTACTTCGAGCGCAGGGGGAACAGGTGACCACGGCCAACGAGGGATACGCCCCCGTCGACTTCGCGGACGTCGGCGAAGGGGACGTGCTGAGGTTCGTCACCAGAGACACCGGCTACGGCGGCCGGGGACTGTACGTCCGCGACGGGCGCGTGATCGCCGTGACGCCGAAGACAGTGCGCCTGTGGTGCGACGACGACACCCCCAGGGGGCACCGTGGCCGTACTGCGCCGCGCCGACTGGAACGGCCGCGCCGTGCTGCGCAAGGTCGCCAACAAGCCCGCCGACGCGCCCAGGACGTACACCTACACCGCCGAGACCTACGGGGACACCCCGGGCGAGTATGTGACGCGGGAGTTCACGATCACGGGCCCGCTGTACCACGGGGGTGGCCGCCGACTGCGCGAGGGTGATCAGCTCACCGCCGGGCGCCGTACGAACCCCTGGGGTGACGAGGGGGCCAGGAGCCGCTACGTCCACTTCACCACGCGCCTGGACGTCGCCGCCGAGTACGCCAGGCAGAGCGGGGGCCACGTCTTCGAGGTGGAGCCGACGGGGCCGTTCTCTGTCGGCTACGGCGGCGAGGAGTACAAGACCGAGCACCCGCTGAACGTCGTGCGGCGGCTGGCCCCCCAGGAGTGGCACGACGCCTAGGCCCGCCCCGCTCGCGACGACCCCGCCAGAATCGCCAGACACCCCAGGAGAGGACACACAGCCATGGCGCTGGAGACCACCACGGAGACCTACACCCGCACGACCCTGCGCGACGGTACCCGCGTCGTGGGCGTGGTCGTCGGCAACGAGGAGGAGGGATACCGCGCGGAGCACTGGATGCCCGCCCTCACCGATGGACGTTGGTACGGCGCCTACGAGGTGGAGGCGTGCCCGTCGGGCGAGTGGGACACGGTGGCGGATGCGCTGGGCTGGCTGAGGGACCGCTACGCCCTGGAGAGCCACAAGTACGCCGACCGCCCGCAGCAGCCGAAGATCTCCAGCACCGTGCCCGCCCAGGACGCGCCGAGGGTGACGTGCAGCGCCCACTACGGGGAGCACAGGCAGGGGGAGGACTGCGAGGAGCCCAAGGGGGCCCAGGGAGCGCCCCAGGGGGCCGTGTAGCCACCCCCTGGGGGCACGAGGGGCCCAGGGCAGGGGCAGAGACGGCGAGCCCGCCCCTGCCGTCTGTATGGGCTTGTGCGCATATAGGACAGAACGGTTACCCCCGCGAGGGGGCGAAGAGGGGGCCGGGGCCGGGCGCCCGGAATCCTGGGGCACCCCTGCGCTTGTAACGCATCTTGAGATGCGCTACCGTGGGCCACCCCGCCAGACAGACAGAGACGAGGAGCACCGAATGGGCGAGATCATCGACATCAAGCGCAAGCCGACCACCGTGCAGGTCGAGGCGCTGCGCAAGGGCGCGGTGCAGCGCAACGGGATCATCGCGCTGGGAGACCAGAACGACCGCACCCAGGAGGGCCTGGCGCGCCGGGGCATGGGTGAGTGGAGGTCGGCGACGGACATGGGCGAGCGCGGTACGCACTCGTGGTTCGTGATCACCCAGCGCGGCCGGGACTACCTGGCCAAGGGGGAGCGGGTCGCGGCGGAGGCGGCCGAGGAGCGCCGGGAGTCTGCGCCGGTGGTGTCCGGGAACGTGTGCGCCGAGTCGACAGAGTCGTGCTCGGGTGCGGTGGAGTACCGGCGTACCGGTACGCATCGGCGGGGGGCGTACCTGTGCGTGGTGCACGGTGGGGCGCAGCGTGCTGCGGTGGAGGCCGTGAGCGCCCCCGTGGCGGCCGAGGAGCGGGCGGAGCTGCCCGAGGTTCCGGAGAGTGCTGCGCCGCGCAGCATGGCGGATGCCATTGCGTTCCTGGGGTCTTTGAAGGTGGGTGACCGGGTGCGGGTGACGCGTGAGGGGCGCACGGCGGATCTGACGGTGTCTCGGGGGCCGCGCCGTTCCGATGGGGCGTTCGGGTCGCCGGAGTCGCTGGGGGTGACGGTGTCGTACGGGGTGGGGCGTTACAGCTTTGAGGTAAACGCTGGGCATCTGTTCGCGCAGCGGGCGGGGCGGCACACCACCTACGGGGGCACCCGCATGATGCGTCTGCCCGCTGAGGCGCCCGCGCCGAAGACGGCGGCTGACAACGCGTCGGAGGTGTCGGCTCGGTTCGCTGCCCGCCAGAGGGGCCAGGAGGGCGTGGAGAGGGACATGGGGAGCATGAGCGAGCCGGAGCACGCCAGCGCGCTCAGTGCCCGTTTCGCTGAGGCGCAGCGCCCGGGGGGCGTGGGTGAGTCCGAGGTCGCCGAGGACGGTCGCGCGGTCGGCTTCTACGTCACGGTGCGCCACGGCAAGCAGCGGGGGTTCCTGCTGGGCCCGTACGCGACCAAGCAGGACGCGGACGGCAACGTGAGCCGCGCCCGTCGGCACGCCGAGGAGCAGGTCAACGAAGCGTGCTTCTACGAGTACGGTACGGCGCGCGCCGTGGCCAAGCCTGGCCGTGCGCTGCCGGAGGGAAAGTTCAACGACAGCATCGGCCTGCGGGCCGAGGAGGAGGGGGAGACCGTGAGCGCTGAGGAGACGCCGGTGGAGCGGATCAAGCGGGCCAGGACGGGGGCGGGGGTGCTGGGGGCGCTGCGCGCGCCGCATACTCCGCACGGGGATGCGGGTGACCGGGTGTTCACCATTGAGGTCACCACGCGTGTGGTGAGCGGTGAGGCGGAGTCGTGCCGCTTCGAGGGTGAGGGTGACCCGGAGCACGAGTGCACGGGGGACTGCACGTCGCTGGAGGGGGACGTGAGGGAGTTGGAGGCGCCGCGCACCGAGGAGGTCACGGCCGACGGGGATGACCTTGAGGTGTTCGGGGGTGACCCGGTGGCGTGGGCGGTGGATTACATCCGGACCAAGACGGATGCGGTGGAGCCGTCGGCGAGCCCGGTGGGTGACAGGGCGCGTGAGCACGAGTGGCTGAGCGGCGTCTACGTGGACCCGTACGACAACAGTCGTGAGACGCACACGAGCGTGCGCCTGACGGGTGACTGGTCCGAGGAGGAGCGGGCGCGGGTGTTCAAGGGCGTGCGGGGGGTCTAGGAGGGTCTGGGAGCGCCCGGTGGCCGTGTGGTTGCCGGGCGTTCCTGTTGGGGGCGTGGCGGGGCGTGTGGGCGTGGGGCACCCCTACGCTTGTAACGCATCTTGAGATGCGCTACGGTGGGCACCCCCGCCAGACAGACAGCAGCAACGAGGAGCACACCATGGCGATCATCTACCGGGACAGCAACGGCAACGAGGAGCGCCGGGAGTTCGTGGGCGCGGTGCTGGGCAAGCGCGAGCAGAACCTGTACCACGACAGCTACTTTCACGCGATCGTGTGGGACGAAGAGCGCAGCGAGGTGCGCAGCGTCGAGTACGGGGCGACGGCCTACTACTCGAACACCGGGGTCACGGTGGACGCGACCCGCGAGGTGATCGAAAAGGCCGTGGCGCAGCGCGCGGCTCAGTACCTGGCCGACTGGGAGCGTGAGCACAACGACACGGTCCGCAAGGGCTACACCGCGCGGGTCACGGTGCGCGGTGAGGGCACCGTGGAGGGCGTTGTGGCGTGGGAGGCCCGCTACGGCACGCCCACGCCCCGATACGGCATCCGGGTGGAGGGTCGCAAGGGCCTGGTCTTCCGCGACAAGGGCGCCAAGAGCCTGAAGGTGGACGTCCCCGCGTGGACGGCTGAGGACCGCGCGGAGATGACGGAGCGCGCCGAGACCCTCGCGCGCCACGACTTCAGCGAGGCGCTGCGCCTGGCGGACGAGCGGGAGCCGCTGGAGCCCGTGCCGGGCCCGGGGACCGTGGTGGACTCCCAGGAGGCGGACGCGGACGGGTTCCGCCTGTACGCGTTCGGGGAGTCGTTCGCCGAGGAGTCGTTCACGCGGGGTGTGGCGGAGGCCGTGATCGACCAGGGCGCGGCTGGCTACACCGTGACGGGGCGGCGGGCGGACGGCACCGCGATCACGGCCCGCGAGGTGACCGTGCTCCAGGCGCTGGGGCGTGTGGCGCACTGGGCGGAGTCGGACGTGACCCGCATCGAGCACGACGGGCGGGGCGTGGTGCGCATGGTGCGCCCGAACGGGGCGCGGCTCGTCCTGGTCCCGGTGTACCCGGTCGTCCCGGCGGCCGGGGAGGGGCCTCAGAAGGCCGTGAGCGCCCCCGTGGCGGCCCAGGAGCGGCCGGAGGGCGAGGAGGCCGCCGACGGCGCCCGGGAGGCCCTGGAGGCGGCGCGGGGGACGGAGGGTGACCCGGAGTGGGTGGCGCGCCGGGATGCGGCGCTGGAGCGGGTGCTGCGGCTGCTGGACGGGGAGGCGGCGCGGTACCGGCGGACGGTGATCACCCGTGAGGGTCTGCCGGGGGCGGGGGACACGCTGCCGACGGATGCGGCGTGGGTGTATCTGGCCGAGGAGGTTGCCGACGGGGGGCAGGTGGAGGACCTGCGGCGCGGCGAGGTGAGGCTGACGCGGGCGAACGGTGCGCGGCTGAGGTTGAACCCGGTGGCCTGACGACGGATTTCGTTGTGCGCCCGCTAGGGCGAGCCACGATATTCGTTGCGGCTCGCCCCTGTGGGTGCGGATTCCGTTGTTTCCCCAAGACCCGCCCCTACGCATCCCAAGATGCGCTAGGGTGGGGTACCCCGCCACTGATAAGGAGCCCAAGATGACCTCCACCACCGCCCGCAAGAGCGACATCACCCGCACACTGCGCCGCATCCTCGACCCCACCCGCTTCCCCGAGGGCGCCAGCAACGGATGGACCACCCGCCAGGAAGGCTCCCGCGTGGAGATCACCCTGAACTTCTTCAGCGGCTCCGAGGACCGCACCGCGCTGGACATCATCCGCGAGCACCTCGACACCCGCTACGCCCTCGACTTCGCCGCCACCCTCACCGAGGACGAATACGAGGTGCTCGGCGAGGACTACGCCGGGTGCAGCATCATCACCGTCACCCGCCGCACCCCCGCCCCCCAGAAGGAGGCCACCACCGTGACCGACACCGTGACCCTGCGCATCCCCGCCCGCGTCGCCGACTTCTTCGAGGAGCAGAGCCCCGACCTCGCCCACAGCCTCGACGCCATGGACCGCGACATGGCCCGCGCCCTGGCCGACGCCGAAACCCGCCCCCACGGCAAGAACGGCACCGTCAAGGTCATGACCACCACCCGCACCATCGCCGCCGCGTTCCTGGCCACCCTGGAAAGCAAGGCCAACATCGAATTCGACGCCGACGACGCCGACACCAAGAGCGCCACCGCCGCCCTCGCCTACGTCCAGCGCTGCCAGACCCAGGGCATCACCCCCTACGCCCCGCCCGCCGACTACCGCATGACCGACCCCCAGGCCCAGGCCCAGCTCGACGCCGAGATTGCAAAGGAAACCCAGGCGCAGCACCAGCGCGCCGCCCAGGAAGCCGACAACGCCACCCACCGCGCCGCCTGGGAAACCCTCACCCGCGAGGAGCGCGCCACCCGCACCCAGGAACTCCTCGACGCCGCGTGCACGGTGCTCGGCTTCCAGCGCACCGACACCCGCAACTGGCTCGACATGGGCAGCGTCGCCGCATCCGTCGAAGACGGCCGGTTCTACATGGAGGCCCGCCGCCTCGCCGACCCCACCGCCCGCCCCGCCCTCGACGCCGCCCGCAAGGCCCTCACCGCCGCCGGATGGACCATCACCGACTGGGGCACCCACTTCTACGCCCAGGCCCCCCAGCAGGCCACCGAGGGCCCCCAGGAGCGCCCCGCCGTCGTCGACACCGACCCGGCCCCCACCGCCACCCGGTGGGCCCCCCGAGACGCCGAGAGGGCCCCCGCCCCCGCGTCCGTGTGGGTCACCACCGAGGGCGGAGAGCGCATCGAATACGCCTACATCCCCAACGGCGACCCCGCCCGCATCGAGCACTTCCTGAACGCCGCCCGCGCCATCCCCACCTTCCGGGACATCAGCACCCAGCAGGCCCCCACGCCCCCCCAGGACACCTACCAGGGCCCCGCCCCGGTCATGGCCCGCGTCGAGTGGACCAAGACCGTACGCGGCCACCACAAGGGCGTCATGCGGTTCCCCAACGGCGCCACCTACAAGATCACCCACATCACCCAGGCCCGCGCCAGCCGGGGCGCCAAGGGCGACCACCTCGCCCGCCCCGCCACCGGCGCCCAGCCCGAAGAGGGCCCCGCGATCACCTGGGGACTCGCCGACCTCGCCGCCGAGTGCGCCCAGCACGCCGGATACACCGGCCCCGTCACCATCGAGCAGACCGGCCGCCACCGCCTCGCCCGCCGCTGACAGCCCCCACGGGGCGCTCCCACCCTCCGGGAGCGCCCCGGCGCCCACCGAGCCCCTGCCAGCCCGCCACAAACCCCAGGAGCGCCCACCATGCCGTACGTCCTGCCCGGCCCGTTCGTCGACCACGTCGCCACCCTCACCGACCCCGAGCACGCCGACCTGGCCGCCCTCTGCCACGCCGCGCCCCTGGCCTACTGGCGTGGAGACGACCGCCGCGTGTTCGCCGACGTCTGGCAGGCCGCCCGCCTCCACACCCTGGCCGACGCCCTGATCACCTTCCCCGGCGACCCCCTGGACGGCGCCGCCCGCCGCACTGTCCGCGACCTCGCCCCCGCCGCCGACTGGGCCGCCCAGCACCCCCACACGACCACCTGAGCACCCGCCCGACCCCGGGCGCCCACCCCGACCCTGACAGCCCGCCAGACAGCAAAGGAGCAGCACCCCATGCCCACCCAGGAGGACTACGCCCCGCTCACCGCCGACGACGTCACCGAAGAACTGGTGCAACAGGCCGTCGACATCGTGGACGGCTGGTACCCCGAGGGCCGAATCGACTGGGCGGACGTCTACGACCGGCTGGAGCGCCGCACCCTCGACGACGGCCGGGGCATCAACCTCGGCACCGACATCGTGGC